GAGATGCATCCAACGGTGGCTCATAGCAGCTGGGTGCGGTTATGTAGCGACGATCCGTTAGTACTTGAGTTGGTTACACGCGCACCTGATTGGCGTAGCATGCTAACCGCATTCAAGTTGAGTGGGATTACACTGAGTAAGACACGCCACAAGATGAATCAAACGATAGCAAAATACTTGTGGAATTGGGCGCACAATGTACGCACGGATGTTGATTGATAATACTTACTGGGATATTCTACACCAGTAGATAGTTGGCCAGACTAACGTGGTTGCTGGGAGTACAAAGCAGTCAGCCTGGCCGGGGGAGGTTATAGAAAGAAGTATACCATTGACAGAAGCTCAGCTTCAGGCGCAGGTGCGTCACGTATTCGCTGCATTGGGCTATTACGTTATTGAGGTAGGCAAGACCAGAGCGAAGTTGAAGTGCGCTAAGTGTGGGTCAATGGCTCATGCTACAGGATGGCAAGGTAACACACCTGGCGCTCCTGACTTGTACTTTCACGCGCCTTGGTGGAAGCATCCAATTGCAGTAGCTATAGAGTTAAAGATCAAAGGTGGTCGCGTCCGCGAACAACAGAAACACCTTGACAATTTAGGGATGACAAAAGTCTGCCGTTCTGTACGTGCAGTGTTTGAAGTCATCAAAGATGTGGAACAGACTTATGGGAGTGACATCTCCCTAGAGAATCTAGAAAGGTTTGAGAAACTAAATGGACACCTTATGGCAGTGGGACAAGACTGACCTGTTCTTCGTAACACCAAAGTCATTGGAGACGGTGTATATCCTTGGGTCGATTAAAGATGGTTACCCAAGCGCGGTAACAAGCAGCATCAATGGTAATGCTTTGATCGTTGTTGGTGATGACAAGGAATGCTGCATTAGAACAGCTATGGAAAAACATGACGCCTACGATGTCGTAGACGACATTGACGTATCCATTTATGATGCAACGCCCGTGCAATGGGGCGCCATCTCTCATCTCTTCCGGACTGTGTACTACAAGGGGAAACCTCGCTGTATCAGGGGTGGCGCAGATTACACTGTGTCAAACCTACGATGCTGGCCGGGCGGTCCGCTGTTCCCAAGTCCAGTAGAGCCAGCAGGGTACATCGCATACAACAACAAGCCGTACGTGAGTAATGGAAGTGTCATGTACCTGACACCAGATGCTCGTGACTACGCTGCATGCATGGAGATAATTCGTAAGTCAGGTGAATGCGAACTTGGTTGGAACGACTTTGAATTCGTAAACACCAACTTAGGTGAGGTAGTACTCCTAGCCATGAAGCATGAGGTAAACACAATCTTCTACCGTGGCGCTGATTATGATGCGCGAGACTTAGCAATCAATATGAGATTGTTCGCTGAAGTAGAAATGCAAGATATTGGTGGTGATCCTGAGGAAGCTTTGCTTTCCAAGATCGATGAAGGGAAAAACAAATGATTCAGAAGATGTCAGAAGAGATTAGTGAATTAGTTGGTGCGCTTTGTTCAGCACAGGCTGACATGGGCAGCATTGGACGTGACGGAAAGAACCCACACTTCAAGTCACAATACGCGACGTTGGATAATATCCTTGATACTGTCAGGCCAATCCTTGCTAAGAATGGCCTAGTGTTGATTCAGGGATGCAAGAATGAACAGACTGAAAAGATTAGCGGCCTTGAAGTCACTACGACTCTGGCTCATAAGTCTGGCCAATGGATTGCCACACATGTGTACGTACCTGTCAACAAGCAGGATGCCCATGCAGTAGGATCCGCATTGACGTATGGCCGCCGCTATGGTGCTGCTGCCATCCTGGCGATCAGTACTGACAATGATGATGATGGTAATGCTGCTGTTCCACAGCATCGACAACAGCAACCACAACAAGTCAAGGTTACTGCTAAGGCTGATGTCACTCCTGCGATTGATGATTCCACATTGCGCAAACAATTCTTTGCTGCGTTGAAGGCTCTGCATTCGGACATAACTGCTGACACGGCTAGGGAAGTGTTCATCACATTGATGGGCGATGTTCCTTTAGGCGGCAAAGCTTTACAGGATGCCATCGCTATGGTTACAGCACATAAGACATGGGATGCGTTCTATCAGTTCATGGAAAACCATGTAGTAGCAGTTGGAGGTAAGTAATGGAAGAAGTAACAGAGATTGAATGGGTAGAGATACCCGACGAAGAGGGACGCGTACACCTGTACCATCCCGAGACAGGCGAGTGGGCCGGCCCCAAAGGGGGCTGGCTTCCAGCCAGCATTGAAACAGATGACGACGTGCATGTTGTCATGCGCCTGCATGCTAAGACGTGTGCGCAGATCAAGGCACAACGCGAGGTCATCAAGCGCATCGTTGAGCAGGAGAGTCGCATGCTGCGCGGTCTTACATCTAGGATCGAGCGCATCGAATCCATGTACGCTGACCAGCTAGGGAACTGGGCTGAAGAAAACCTGCCACGCGATAAGAGTGGCAACTTGAAGACTAAGACGATGCGGTTACCATTTGGTGACATCGTGTTGCGTGAGACCAAGGACAAGGTTGTTGTAACAAACCCTGAGTCTGCGATCTTGTGGGCTGAGGACTTTTGTCCTAGCGCAGTGTCAATCAAGAAAAGCTTCCTCGTTAGTCAGATGACTGATGAGATGAAGACCAAGATGTTTGATGACGAAGGCTTTGCTATTATTCATGGGTTGTCCGTCGAACGTGGAGCGCGGACCGTTGCTATTAAAACCATAGCCAGTGAGTAGCGTACTAGTCGCTGTAACTGTAGTGGGCGTGATCATTTTGTTCACGCCCATTCTCGTCCTAGCCTACATAGCCACGAGTGTAGACCGATGGATGAATGCAAAACAGGAAGGGTATGACAATGAATAGAGAAGAAGTCGTACGGATTGCCAGCATCCCTGATGCAATCCACATCAGCGACGTTGGTGTTACGTTTAGCGGTCAGCTAGACGAGAGTGACTGGATCCGGTTGATGGGTACGCTTACCCGCCTCGAGAAAGCAATTCAATTCTCGATTGGTGACGCACTTAACTACGGAAACTCAAGGTACGGGGAGAAGTATTCGCAGGCTATGGAAGTCACCGGCCTTACCTATCAAGCACTTGCTAACTACTCTTGGGTATCAGCAGCTGTCCCAATTGAGAATAGGAAAACAGAGATCACCTGGAGCCATCACCGGCTGGCAGCTAAGTTACCTAAGGACGAGCAAATTACAGCTCTAACGCTTGCAGAGCAACACGAATGGACCTTGGATGAGATGAAGGAATACATTGACGGTAAGCCTGCTAATCCACGCAACATCGAGACGGTTATCGTCCCGGCTGGAATCAGTCCGAAGGAAGCAACAGACGTACTGAAAGCATACGCGAAGTGTCAACGTGACGAGGATGTTGTTGAGACGTGCGAACGCTGCCCATTGAGGAGCATTGGATGATAGCTGTTACATTCGGGCATTTTCGCGGTGATAACCGTGACATTGCTGTTACGAATCTAAGTATGTACGGGGACTTCAAGGAACACTTGAAGTCCTTTCAACCTACAGATTGGATGGTGTTTACGTATCTCATTTACCAGATGACACCGAAGACACCCGCTGTGGTCGTCCCTGTGGGCGAAATAGCCAAGAACTGTGGCATATCCGAGTCAACTGTCAGATCCGCTATAAAGCGCCTCTGTACGGTCAAAATCGGCGAGCAGCGCATTCTGATTGTGAAGCACAGGAATGGCTCTGACGGCAGCCCTATGGAAAACCTACACGTCTTACTGCCGACCGCAGATGAGGTCGAATGGTTCGAGGGTACTGTAGATTCTGACCCTCCTGTAAATTCTGAGGGAGGGGGTACCCTAAATTTTGAGGGACACTATAGTAAGCCTTGTAATTCGGTAGGCCTATTAAATATAAATAAACCCCCTATAATTCCCCCAAGATCTAAAAAGACTACATCTATGCCTAAAGATGACGATCCAGCGCTGCCTTTGTTCTTAGCCTGGAGGCATACCGTGTATCCAGAACTAGACGATGAGTACACCCTAGCTGAATGGAAGAAAGCGCATATCGTGCTTCGACAGATGGTCCACAAGGGTGTAACCGCAGATGACGTACAACGTGCAACGTCGGTACTGATTCGCAAGTGGAAGAATAGAGACATGGTAACGATGCACGCTCTTTGGAGCCATTGGGCTACAGCCAACACTCTAGGTTCATCTGGAGTCGTATCTCAAAGCGCGCTTAGTGCGATCAGGGCAGCAAAGGGTATTGACTGATACTTGCCTGCTGGTGTATAAACAAATGGGGAGAGGTTATATGTACGATCCAGACACATACAAAAGTTATCCGTTTCATAGGTTGGTTTATCGTTGGGAGGAGCTAAGCGATGTTGATTGCTATAGTTCTAATATCGATCACTTCACGCGAACTGTTACAGTCGAATGCGACAACATTAAAGAGATTGTCGAGATGGTTTCAGATGCTGTTCGGTTAGTGCGTTTGAATGTAGGCGTCGATGTTGCTTGCACTGAAGTGGGAATCAGGCAACCAACAGAAGAAGAGCTTAGATTCATCAAGGATCTGACAGATTACGATGAGGCTGAAGTCAAGGAAATTATCGAGGAGGTTATTAGTGACTGAGAAAACGTTTGTAGCATTTGCTAACTTCATGTCTGCAATGCCATCTAAGCAAGAATGGGATGAGCGATCGTCAGGGCTGTATGCCCTAGCAATGAGTGATTGGTCCGATGATGTAGTCAAGGCTGTAACAAAAGCAGCAGTAACGCGATGTAACTTTAGGCCATCACCATTCGAGCTGCGTAACATAGCGTTTGACATTATCTTTGAGGGTATGGATATCAATCGCATCTCAAATGAGATTAGGTCGATAATCTTGCATCAGCCATTGGCAATGCGTGCGAAGAAGCTTGAAGCATTAGTGGAGATCAATCCCAACATCGAAGTAGTTGCAGACGTAGTGAAGCAGGCTGGAGGATGGTTAACCATTGGGTCTATAAGTCCAGAACGCTTTGAGTCTGTTATTCAATCTGCACTAGCCTCCGTGCTAAACTCCAATAAGTATGAATTATTGCTAACAAAACCCATGAATGATTGGGCTAAGCATATTGGAGACTCCGATGGGCAGAAGGAAAAATTGCTTGGTTAGTCCTGGTGTATGCCTAAAGGGTTTACATGACGAACTGGTGGCGGTGGAGGCATTACTAGACTTCACCGCCATCTGTTGCAGTAGGAAGATTCATCGACATTATTGTTCCATGGTAAAGAAAGCAAAGGCCGGCATTGTAGACCCAGTCGAGCTTTTAATGAAGATGGAATACACATTAGATTCATTTGCACAAAGGAACGGTTTCGTCTTCGGACAACATGAGGATCGGACCGACGAATGGGGGTTCTATGACTAATCCACCACCTCACAGTATTGAGAGTGAGATGGCATTACTAGGCGCGATCCTTTTGGGGGGAGCGCCTGTTTTATCTAAGGTACAACCTTACATCCCTGATGGTGGCAGTTTTTACAGGAACGCACACGGTGTTATCTACGATGCGTTTGTAAGGATAACTAACGACAACAACCCAATAGACATTGTGTCTACGATCGACACACTAAACTCAAACTCTGACCTAGACAAAGTAGGTGGTATTGCATTCTTGATGCAGGTCGGCGAGTTTGTCCCGACTACATCTAACGCTGAGTACTATGCCAAGATCGTTAGGCGTGACGCAGACTTACGCAGAATCATCGAACATTCGATGGAGATAATAGACCTTGGATACAAAGGGGAACACGAACCACAGGAGATCATCGACCAGTCATCGTTATTGATGGGTTCCATCACCAAGGGCGGTAACGTTGAAGTACACCATGTCGATGACCATATAGCGGAAGCTATCGATGATACTGCAAGTCGAAAGGATGATCATAAAGTCTCAGGGATAAGCAGTGGATACAAAGCATTGGACGACATGGTTGGCGGATGGCGCAAAGGAGAGATGATAGTACTTGGCGCCCGGCCATCGATGGGTAAAAGTGCGTTCGCTATGGCGTTAGCTCGTAACGCCAGCAATCAGAACGCAAAGACTTTGTTTATGTCTATCGAGATGTCGATGCAGATGACTATCCATAGGTTACTATCACTAGAGTCGCGCATCGACTTGCGTCGCATCTCAAACAACAAGCTTACAGAGTCAGAGATACTGCACCTAAGGGGAGCCAGGGCTAACTTATTCGATGCGCCTTTATTCGTAGCCGCAAAGAATCCAATGTCTATGTCCGACATACGAAGTCTATGCATTCGATTCAAAGAAAAGAATGGCCTAGACTTTGTGGTCATAGACTTTCTACAGATGGTGGAAACTAAGGGCGTGAACAGAATTACTGAGATAGGAGCTGTTAGTCGTGGTGTGAAACAGTTAGCCAGGGAACTGGATATACCTGTACTGATACTCTCATCACTGAATAGGGCTAGTGATAAGCGCGATGATAAGCGACCAACACTGCCAGATCTACGAGAGTCAGGTGATATTGAATCTGATGCAGACGTCGTTGCATTCTTGTACCGTGCGAGTTACTACTCTGCGATAGAGCCATCACCTGTAGATGAGATTGAAGTTATCATCCGCAAGAATCGAAACGGCCCGATTGGAACAGTGTCCCTTGAATACAGACCTGCCATTGGTGCGTTTAGTGAGTTGAGTTTTGGTGGACTATGAGAGAAGTAAAACGTCTAACACCCTGGCTACGCATAGTCCTTATAACATGCGTGCTATGCAACGATCGGGTTGAGGCAGCCAAACGGTTAGGCATCAGCCACCGGCGCATCAGGGATGACATAAGTAAGGTCTACTACCTGACAGGTACAAGGACCCCATGGCATGCAGCCCTAAGGCTAGGGATACTTCGCATCAACTATGATGACATACCAGACTTTTTGGCAGTCGATGAAGTAGCTCTAGCCCCAGGGATATCAATACTTATCGAACCTTATTCAGCCTCGGGTTCTTTCGTTTGGCGGCGGGACCGGCCTTTCGAGATGCTGACGCCAGAATCGCACCAGCACGATCCATTGGAATCCCCTGCTTCTTAGCGATCTTCTGCTGCACAGCCTTGAATCCGGGATGTGCAGCAGTCTTCTTACTGGTCATAGGTACCTCCTGTTATTGCCTTACCTAACTTCCCACCCTTGAGTAGGTCAAGAATATTAGGTGTTTCCTCTGCGGTGTAAAGGTTTGTTTCCTGCTTGCGTTCCTTGATTGCTTTCTGTGGCTTAATCTCAGCCTTGAGTCCAAAGCTGTTGAGCATTTGACTTGCAGCAGTATAAGCCGCTGTATTACCTTCGAACTTATCTGTTGCAGACATAGTGTCAAGGACTGTTGCTACCGCGGTCGGGAAGCGCTCAATGAATGCATTCGAAACCGAAACATCATCCATCCATGGTTTGTAACCACCATTGATCTCGATCAGGCGAGGTTTCACGAACTTATCGTAAACGTACGAGAAGCTTTCACTTTCTCCAAACATTGGCTCACCGATTGGAGTACGTCCTGTAAAGAATGCACCACTGATGAAGTTGTACAGAGGACTCGCCTTGTACGTGAACTCACGATGCAAGTCATCGAATGTATCTCGCATAACAGTCGTACCAGCTTCCTTGGCTTTCTTCTGCTCGGATGGTGTCACCATCCATGCAGCCTGTGCTAGTCGGAATGCAAGGCGATAGTGGTCGTAAACACCAGCTGGTGGATCAATACGGAAGTCGCCAACACGGATGCGACCAAAGTTGCGGTCCGTGTTTGTTTCAACCTCAGTACCTTCAGGTAGCCGATCTGCAATCAACTGCGAGAAGAACATGAGGAACAACCAGGCTCCAGCCATACGGCCCCACATCTTCTTACCAATTGCTGCGGCCGCCTTATCACCCTTGTATAGATCGAACACCGGGTTATCCTGGCCCATCACATTACGTAGGAATCCGAATGATGATGACGACAAGACATTATTGATAATTGGATCGACCAATGCCCTAGATAGTAACCATCGTGGCGCCGTGAACAAAACCTTGAAGATACGTGACGCTTTGGCGTCCGTCTCACTGTTAGTAGAGTATTTGATATCACCTACACTAACCGCAAGTATACGAGCTGAATCACGAAGCGCAGTATTGTACTTCTCGGATCCTGGAATGTATCCATGAGCCATGATGGCTTTCTTCATGTGGTCGAACTGTAGCAGTAGGACCATATCGTGGACGATTGCGTTGTAACGCTCAAACATACCCTGAGCTGGAATGTGTTGGGTCCAACGGCCTTTAAGGAACCATTCGTCATTTGTACCCAGCTCGTCGATATCCATCAACGTCGTTTTGACATCGTCCATGGTAGCGTTAGGGTTTATGCGGCGCAGGTTGTATAACTCGAGTTCTTGTGCATCCCGTAGCCGCTCATCGATAGTGAACATAGTCAAAGGCAGCTGAGCTTCTCGAGCTTCTTCGTATACATCCATCGCACGAAGTTCGTTACCGATCTTATGAAAGACCTCGCGTCCAAACTTACGAGTACCATAGGTCTTACCATTGAATTCAAGTTGCATGTTTGGTGCGAAGAAGCCTCGGAAGCCAGCAATCAATGCCTTGATACCAACAGCTGGGTTGGTAAGCAGGATAAGGCCAGCCTGCAATGTGGTAAATGCAAAGTCAGCTGATAGTACGAGACGCGAGATATCGTTGAACTGGTCAACTATGTTCCCGAGTACCTGATACTTCTCCGGTTTCTTTACCGGGATGAACTTCTCTGGCATTGTCGGTCCACGCATATCAGAGTAATCAACTCGGATAGGCATAGGCGCCGGCGTTGCATCGTATGCCATGTCATCTGTTGAATCTACACGCTCATACATGACCGTCATTGGTTCAGCGATACGAGTAACCTTACTTGCTGTATCCTTTTTGGTCCATGATGCGACATTGAGTGCAGGATAAGAGTTGCGTGGCACAGCTACGTTTTGCAACGCATTGTCTCCACCCACACTGTGCTTCACATTGAGGAACACAATGCCGTCACGGTTCTTATGTTTGACCAACAGTTTACTTACAGTGCCTGCATCCATACCGCCGCCATTCAGATCAATAACGACTGGGTTGTCCATACGGACATACTTCATCTTCTTGTTTTGGCCTGTAAGACGATCTACACCAGATGGAAGGATGTATCCCTGGCTGGACCGCAACCAGATAGATGTAGCAGTATCAGGTACGAATCCAATGGTAACTAAAGGCTTGCCAGTTCGAGGACGCAAGGCTGCTTCTTTGTAAGCAGTAGCATCCTTGAGTACTGTCCTTGCAACATCGAACTTAGACTGTTTCATGTCCTGTTGGATAGCAAATTTAACTGATGCAGTCTTCACACTATCCTTGGATGCAAAGTCAACAATCTGTTTGATTGTCTTAGGCTTTTTCTCACCTCGATAGAAGTCATCGATTGCAACTGACAATGATTCAACATCATCTTCAGTGATAACAGATGAGTCAGCCATCTCGTCAAGAATAGCCAATGCATCCTGACCCGACATGTACTTACGGATTGAACTAAGATACGACGCTGGAACATCTCCAATGGTTACGTCTGGTCTGATGTCAGCATTATAAACAGACTCAACCAGAGGATTACCTCCAGACCATTGTTTGAAGTCTGGTGATTCTGTACGTGAGTAATGGGCGGCAGCCTGGTTTGGAGACATACCCATGACATTAGTCATCATACGGAAGGCGTGAGATGAGTTACCTCTATAATCGCGAACAGCTGTTACTCTACCGTTTGTACCAATCGTCAAACGATCAGACTTAGCGAGTTGGGTCATACCGATCTTGGTTTGCTTCAGTATGTCAGGCTGCTGTATGAATGCGTCACCTGCAACAATGTCATCACCGGAATCAACTCGTTCAAACATGAACTGAGACATCGGTATAACGCTATTGAATTCACCACCAAATTCCATTAGGTGAGCTGCCGTCAGTACATACCTGTTGATAGGCATCTTAGTATCACGGATTGCGATCCCCGAGTTGACAGATAACGCTTTGACAGTGTTGCTTACTGGAAGATTGACTACAGTTCCGTCGTCTTTCCGTAGCTTTGCATCACCACTACGGCTTACTATTACTGTCCCCTTTGGTAGGTCACTACTTCCTTTGACACGTTGGTATGTGAATGTATCTCCATCAATACTACGTGGAGCATAGGCAAAGTCACTACCTCTACCTTCTTTGGTATTGAGAGTCCATATGTTTGCTACAGCCTTATTAGCTTCGATTCCAGATGCGACAAGCCGTTGCATATATGCACGATGTAACTTACTGTAGTCGCCATCTGGGACGACTTGCTGGCTAAGGATGACACCCATCTCACCAATGGTTTTATGCATCGATAATGCAGACGCTACTTCACCAACGGTAACAAGAGTATCAAGCTTGTTTAATGCAGCACGAGATCCCGGCGTTGAGTTAATGTATTCATTGAATCCAGACATCTTTCTGAACGTTTGGATCATGTCTTTGACGGGTTCTCTGAACTTTTCTACACGTCGCTTGTTATCACCAAGACCCTCTAGGAATCTGTTTAGGTGAGCGTCATTCAGAGATGGAGCATACAAAGCAACGAGCTGGTCACGAGTTACGTCTGTGCTTCTTACATTGAACGCATTATCGTCTGCGTATTCTGGAACAGTATTGAATACGTCAGGCGTGTTAATCATCTTCAATAAGGTTTGTTGGACCGTATTACCTGGATCTGCCACAGGAGACATATTCGACAAGAACTTACGTAGGACAGGATGCTTAATGCTATTACGCAATGACGGGCTGTTATGCAAGAATGAAGCAAGCTGAACGAGACCTGAGAATCCTTCGTTACGATACATACGTCGGATTACAGTTACAGGCTCAAGGTCATTGAGCATTTCTGGTGTCACATCTCTACTAGCACCATCGACAGCAGTCTTCATTATGTATGCCAGGTTTTGGATGTTAGACATACTTTGCAGTGGATCGTAAACACGACTGGTAGTGGATGGCTGCGCGTAACGCATCTTGATTACACGATCAAAAAGTTCACCATTGACATCAGCAAATGCGGTAGCAAAATTAGTGTATGCATCCTTTGTCTCTTGACTACGGATTAATTGCCCTAACGTGTGTACATTGATGCCGGGTCCGAATCGTGGATTTTTCTCAATGATCTGACGTCGGAAGTCAACACCGTATCCAATTGGTGCGGTGTTTGATCCTGATATCGAGAATATCTGTTGGTCTGGATTGAGTGGTCCAAAGTCCTTAAGCCTTGGCGGGTTTGAGAACACGAATACGTTTTCGCGTGGTACGCCCATTGACTTAGCAAAGTCAGAGTACGCTTCAATCGTAGCGTCGGACATATTCACGGATTTGATCAGGAATATTGGGAAGTCATAATCACGCGCAGTTAATGGCTTGTTTGATTCGTACTTTAGAATACCTGTGGCACCGCGTGGCATCCATACACCATCTCCGGTGTTATCATCACCTGTGCCATCCTCATCGTCACCAGTTCCGTCTTCATCGTCACCAGTATCATCACCAGTGCCATCGCCATCGCCGCCACCATCATCTCCTGTTCCATCGCCACCTGTATCGCCAAGCCCATCATCACCTGGCTCTGTGAAACCTTCAAACATCTGTGGTTCAGATGCTTTCAGCCACTTCAAGTGTTCGAAGTAGTAAGAACCAATGAATGAACTCAATGTATCCATCAAGTTTGCATTCATACCGTTGGTCAATCCACCGTACTCAATCACACTTGTAACAGGTACATCGAATACGTTAGTGCCATCAGTAACACTAACGTAACCCATGCGAGTACGGCTCCCAGGGAAGCGGTCGAATTCTTCCTGCGTGGGTGTCATAGCTTTCTTAGCTGTAACCCATTGCTTCTTGCCATTGTGATCAATACGCAATCCCGTACCAGCAAAGATTCTTGCACCTGTATATGGAGCGCTCCAACGTACTGTGTATGTACCGTCTGGACCACGACGAATAGGACGCTTAGCAGCAATTGTTTGAATAACACTGTTCAGGTAACGACGCGTACCTTGATAAACAGTCCCTAAGCCTTGAGCAGGTGCTACTTGTTTACGGACCTTTGTTCCGTCTTTTTGCAGTACTTCTTCTATACGACGCGGCGCCACACCGTTTTGAATATCGGCAACCATCATGGCTACCAGTTGTTCTTCGATATGTGCAGGCAGATTATCAATATCAACAACCTCGTTGATGCCAGCCCTACTAAGTTGGTTGACTAATTTACGACGTGATTCGGAATCCATCCCACGAATGAGGGCATGAACTACTTCATGGATACCTGTCAACTGATCTCTAGCTGCCAAACCAACTATGACGTTAGTTGACATGCCGGTCTGCTTAGCACGCGTAAAAATAAACCCCTTGGCTTCGGCATCAAGTTTTGTTGCGTCATTAATGAAAGCAAAGGAAGCAAGGCGCTCTTTGTAGAACACGCGCATGTACGACGCAATGCTTTTTAGTACCGCAGGGTCGGTGTTGAACATAGTCCGGTAGACCATCTCATCAATGAGGTTTCCTTCTTCATCAGTCACCTCGACTACTGTTTCACCAGATCGGCCAGATGTCATTAAGTCAGAGTGTGTACCTAAAACCGTACGGCCACCTGCCTCGACTTGTCGCACAGCCCACGCACGGGCAAAGTTGTCAACAATACCACTAAAGAAGTAAGCGCCGTCACTACTGAATTTATATTGCTCTACTAGTACAGTTTGTAGTTGTCGTTGGTTTGCAACTGGTGTTGCCTCAACCTCCATCACATCGCCGCCTATATCAAGTAATACAGTCTCAATGACACGACTATTAACGACATCAGATGGCGCTTCGTCGATCATTGGGCGCTCACGTACACGACGACGTGACCGACCTCTTGAACGACCAGCATCATCAGCATTATTGCGTGCTGCTTCCAGTTCACGCTTAAGTCTTTCGAGTTCGTCCTTAGCGGCCTGTATCTCAGCTAGGTAAGCTTCCTCGCGACGCTTAGCCTCTTCAATTGACTTATTTAGCTTATCCGTAAGCTCTGCCAGTGCAGCGTCGCTTATACTTGACGCAGCCGCTATGTTTGCCGATCGTTCATTGGCATCTGTAATAGCCTTTGTAAGCGCCTCAATCAAGTCCTGCATTGACGATAGGTCTGTACTTGTTTGTGGTCGGCCATTCTCGATGATGCGTTGTAGACTTGCGATCGCCGCTTCGTATTGCGCCTTCTGGTCCAGTAACTCCTTACGTAGGTCCTCAGCAATCTGACGCGCCTCTTCGCTACGCGCAGCTGCTGCCGCAGCGGCTGCTTGACCAAGTTCTGTTCTAATCTTGGCCAACTCGTCGCGTAATTCTTGCTGTTGGTCAGACGCACGAGTCTGCTCTGCTGCTAACTTGGCAGTAAGTTCATCGATAGCAAGTTTGGCTGCTTCAAGTTCAGCAGTCTTAGCTGCCTTCATTCTGTCTACTTCAATTTGTTGGCGACGTAATTCACGATTAGCTTCTTCTTGAATACGACGTGCTTCCAATTGCTTATCAAGCAACTCACGACGGAACTGACGCTCACGCTCGCGCTCGGCCTCACGTTTTGCTTCAGCTTCCTCGCGCTCACGCTTACGGGCTTCAGCCTTATCTGCAAGTTCAGCAGCTTTGCGTGCCTTCTCGGCATCATCTGCTGTCGAATCTGCAAGATGAGCAGTAATGACAAACGTTCGATCTCGTACTGCCTGGCCAGTAGCGTACGCAACTGAGTACTGAATAGCCTTATTAATGGCGTCACGACGCCCCAGAGAGGTTGCTGGTGTATATACAGCATCTGGAGTACCAGTAGCATCAGGACTCGACATGGAGTTGTAAAGATTAAAGCTTCCGTCTGGATTACCACGAAGCGCGTACGTTGTACGGTAGTCGCCAGTGACCTCACCCTTTGGGTTAAACTCTTGTAGACGCAGTTGTAGAGAGACGGTACCGTTATCGTTACGATCTATAGTTCCGTATACGTGCTTGTATCTGGTTCGGACATTGAATGTCCTGGCTGATGTAAATTCTGTCGTAGCCTCAGTATCTGCGACATCAGTATCAACTGATTCACGCATTGGCAATACATCGCTACCAAGGATTTCTGGTTCACCCTCAACAACTGTTTCATCGGCAGGTTCACCTTCTACGGCGGTAGTATCTTCAACTATAGGGGATTCAGGTTCAACAGCCGGCTCGGCGGTTCCCAATTCAGGGAACATATCAGTGAAGTCCTCTGACTCCAACAGGTTACGCAATGCGCTGTTGACACGACCCTTTGTTGCTGATGTTAGTTCAATAACATCAACATCTTCAGTAGCCCGTGATTCAACTGGAGTCATCTCTGGCTCTACAGCAGTATCTTCGGCCCCTTCCGTAGGTGTACGCGCGGAAACGGATCCAATGCTACCATCTCCGTCTACATCCTCTCCAATCATTGTCTCTGCTTCAGCTGGAGTGATTGGGTTACCTAGTTGATCGGCGACAACCATGGGATTCTGCACGACAAAGGCGGCTTTACGTGGATAATCAACGAGTCGCACTTTATATCCGCGTGGAGTTAGTTCCGTCACGATTGCAGTCTGTTGGCCAAACTCAGCAGTCATAACGTCGATTACATCAGCGCGCTTGAATCTACCGTCGGCAGGCTCAAATCCCATAGCCTCTTCTACGTCAGCAGCTATCTCAGATCGTGCTGCCTCGATGGCTAGGTCACGAGACTTCTTATCAGTAATAGCCCGAGCGTTATCGAACAGGTAACTCTTTGCGGACCTAGCACGAGAAACAGCGCGGTTCTGTTCTGGTGTGAGTTCTATTACGTCAGCTGTGTTGGAATCTGGATCATAGAACTTCCATTGCATTCGACCTACGCGCTCTTGTGGTGCAAGTTCTCCAAGATACGTAGGGAAGTATTCGTCACGGATGTTGCCTAATACTTCAGGCTTAGCACCAGACGTGTCATCGATATTGATCTGACCCTCATTGACACGGATGTGTGTACCATCAGGCAAACCAACAATATACATTCCCTGGCGTGGATCACCAACAGCTTTAATAACACGACCAGGAACTGGCTCCAAGCCTTCTTCAAGATAGATGTTCTGCTTGTAAACGTATCGGTCAGCGTTATCAAAGTTGTCTGGATTAAACTGTGACGGTCGTTCGTTAGGTGCTACACCCTGGGCCGACATTGTGTCTACCAGTTTCTCTGCAATCTTCTTGTTGGAGATAGCACTAACTGGGACGACCATAATCTTGCTTCGGCCATCAGGAGTTACATCACGTACTACTACACCAGCGTCTCTGGATATACCAATGATGTTACGAGTTACACCTGACTTCCTATCACTGTATGCAATGACAGGTTGGCGCTGGAACAAAGCAGTCATAGTCTGCAATTGCTCGGCGGCATATTGAGATCGGCGTCCCTCGAGAGGTAACGCCATATCTTCTACTATGCTTGCCTTACGATTAGCACGGTCATAAACTGCATACTCAGCACCCGCAAGTATTGGTCTACCCGCAGAGTCCACACCCGGCGTGTATCGACCACCAAGGTTCAGGCGCTCGAGTCCATCTCCACCGTAAGGTGTGATATCTGACTCGATTGGGCGTGCTGGCTTACCTAGTTCTCTAGACTGTCGAAGTTCTGTAAGCTTGTTAAGTGCGTAGGCTGGGTCTGTTACCTTGTTAGCAAATTCAAACGAAGCTTTACCCAATGGTGTCTCACCACCAAGCAATGCACCTATTGCACCATTAAAGAGAATCTCCTGAGGAGACAATCCAAATCCACCCTTAGCTTTTGCCGCCTCGCTCTGTTGATACGATTCAAACATACCCTGTGCAGCTTCAATGGATCGGTCGCCAATATCACTGACAGTTGCTTGTACTTGTGTATTCTTCAGCGCTTTAGTTACACCGCGTTGCGATATCTGACGTGCGGCTTCACGCAGACCAACACCTGGAATCTTCAGGCTAGGTGCAAAGAACATCAGGTCGCCAGCAATAGATCCAGCACGCGACATCAATGGATAGTCGGCAGCTAGTTGCCCTTTGTAATCTTCCTTTGCCTTGAGGGCAGCTGAACCAAGCATCAACTCGAATGCTTTATCATTCACATTGGAGTTAAGGTCTGTGGCTAACGTTCCACCACCAGCAGCACCAACTAGGCCAGCCATGAGGTAGGCAGCGCCCTTGTACTTCTTTGGTGCGAGCATCGCAGCTAGACCGCCGGCTCCACGGAAACCGAGTGTTCCTCCGAAGATAGTCCCAGGCATCGAAGCTACACGCTCTTGGAATGGTGTACCGAATGCTTCTCCTGCCGCGACAAGAGGGTTGTTACTTTGTTGATAGGCTAGGCTAGGATCTCCAGACTGCCGACCTTCAATCATTGCCTGTATAGGCTTATTCATGCCAGATATGACACCAGCGCCAGCATCTGGAAGTTGTTCAAAACCTGTCTGTAAATCACGGAATGTGTACGGTTGATCATTCCACCGTTGCACGTCATCGCGCGTGTACTTCAGTTTGCCTAGATATTCTTCTTCGTCTTCGCGAGTCTGTTGAATCTGTTTACCAAAGTCTTGCTTAGCAGACTGACGAAGACCATAGATGGCTTCAGGTGAAAGGTCCGGACGATACTCATTGTCAGGAGTGAAGTACTGCCGCTTGTCTTGATCGTTGACAAGTTCTACTGCACGACTAGCTTTAAACTTTGCGAGAGTAACTTTATCGTCGCGTGTTACTAAGCCTTCCTTGAAGAGCCTATCTACATTACGCGTGAATGATTTAGAGAATAAGACGTCATCGTACTGACTACCGTTAGCAATATAATCTCGCGCACCTGCTTTAGTACTTAAGTCTGGGGAATCCCGCAGAGCTTTAACAGTGGGAGCAATTGATTGATATTGTCTGAGTTGACGTTCATTCATACCTGCATTGTACTGTAGAGTACTTTGCAGGTATGACTTGCATTACAGATCTAAAAACTTTGGTGTACCTGGCTTAGGTCCTGGTTTATTAGGTTTTGGCCCAGGCCCACCTGTAGGCTTTACTGGTTTTGGTTTACCTCCACCGCCTGTGTTTATCCGTTGTGGGTTAATATTAGGTCCAACAGGCCTATCAAATCCTGGCATATACCCACCACCGCCACCAAATGCACCAGCAGAGTCTGGTTGACGGCCATTACCGAAGTTGCCACTGTTGATAATCTGTTGGACATACGGCAATGCTTCTGGGCTAAGACCTGGCTGTGTACCAATGAACTGTGCCATAGGCAATGGAGCTGGCGAACCAAAGTTCATACTGTTGTACGGGGTATTAATTACGCTATTCGCCGCAGCCAATGCTGCCTGTGCTTGTTGATTTGTTGGATCCCATGACAGACGTTCTTTTGCTTTTTCGGCTGACGCCATTGCATTGGCTACGTTTACCATTGCTGTTTGTGGATTCCCACTAGTTTCTTTAAGCCATTTATCTACTTGACCGTAAAGTCCACGAACTTCATTACCAGCCTCTAGGATTTTTGCAGCTCCTGCCTTATCACCGCTTTTCAGTGCTGTAGCATAAGCCTGTGCATTCGTACTAAGTGTCAACTTAAGATTACCTAGAGTATCCATACCCTTCTGGACAACTCCAATTTGATTCATGTTTTGTTGTTCGGTAAATTGGCGCTCCTTGAAATTCTGGCCAACAGTGAATCGTGACATACGGCCAGATTCAGCATTTGCTGCAACCTGTGCAGAGAATTGGCGAACTGCTAATGTTGCTTGCTTCAAAGCCTCATTGAAAGGTCTGTACTTATTGTCTAACGCAAGCCCAAGACCCTTCTGCTCTAGTATCTTTAGCCTTGGAGTAAGAGTTGTCTGTAGGTCAGTAGCGCGCTGCTTTGTTAGGGCAGCAGAAGCTTTCTGTTGATCAATCTTTGCGCGCGTTTGCTCACGCATTCCGTACGTAGCCGTGAGAGGTATCTGTCCCTGCTTTGCTTCACGCTCACCGAATGCTACAACATCCTTTGGGATTTGAGCGCCGGGTTTACGGAAGCGTGAGTCAGGTACACCGCGCATGTTGAATGCAGCAGTACCGAGGTCCCGTTGATCCTGTGGTAGAGCATCAATGTTTGGTGGACCGTACATGCCGACCATGCCTTGTTGCGCAGGATTCAAGGTCTTGCGTTCAAACGTTTCGAATCGTCCGGTCTGTGGGTTGAACTCATTACCAGACTGCAAACCCATAACGCCAGGGAATTCCTTAGCGGCTTTATCGAGAGGCATAAGCCCTTCGATTGCGCCACGGCCCTGACCCTGATCTATGACTGCTCCAGGCACGTTACCTGTAGTAAACTGCCCCGGGATCTGTTCGCCAGGCATCGGTACCATGCCTGCAATCTGTTCCATCTTCAAACCGTATGGTCGTGCTTCCTCATTGTAACCCAACGCTTGGAACAGGGAGTTACGCAGAGCAGCGACGTTAGTACTGATACTATCCTCGTCTAGACCTTCCCATTCTTTCTTGGACCTATTGATCTCACCAAGCGCAGCGTTTAGTGCATTCTGATTTAAGCCGGCGTATTTGAAGTCACGGTCAGACGCAGCATCTAAGCGCTTAAGTCTATTCTCATCCTGCATAGCCTGAAGCTTTAAAGCCTCAATAGCATTGCGTGATCGATCAGACTTTATGCGTTGCATGTTAGTCATCGTGGACATGCGTTCGCGGCGACCTTGGTTTACAGCGTTAAGGTAACCACTACCGATGCCCTTGAAAACACTCGCTAATCCTGTTGATGTTGCCATGTCGTTACAACCTTATCTGCCCAACTGAACCGATACCACGATTAGCATCTAATGGAATAAACGGCCTAGACGATACTCCGCCAAGCCTACTAGGATTTGTAAACATAGGTTTACGTGGCATAGATGGTACTTGTATTTGATCGTATGGATATGGAAGCGCTCCAGATATTTCAGGCCTGAATCCACTTCCACCTTGAATCATTCCTTCGGTTACTCCTGGATTAACAGTGTTTCCACCGCGACCAAAAATTGGAGGTTGTTGGATTGGCATACCACCTGATGGATCAAACGCTGCGGTTAGATCATCATCTTGATTACCGTACATGTCCATAAACCGATTCATGTCACGACGACTCTGTTCCATACCCATCGCTGTACCAGCCAAGTTTGCAACACCACCGAGCGCCATAGCCTCGCGATCGCGGTTAGCTTGACTGATAGCTTGATTCTGTCGCTGTTCAGCTGAGTTCATGTTGTACAGATTCTGATCAACATTAAACATGCCTTGCCGTCCAGTATTCACGTAGCGGTCACCACGATTGATCTGGTTACCAACAGCACCTTGTAATTGGCCTATTAACTGAGGTTGCATCGCCATGTTACGACCTGCAACATCATATGCACCTTGAGCGGCTCCAGAGATAGCAGCTTGGTTGATGCCTCCGAATCCAGATAAAGCCTGGCCGCCACCAAGCATTCCGCCTGTAGCACGCATACGTGATTCAGCTGCACGTCGCGCAGCCTCCGTACCAGCCGCAGCGCCGGCCATCTGTGTTGTGCCGTAACTGGAACTAAGTCCACGATTGGAAAGATCACGCAACCGACCGATGGTTTCATCCATCATTGGGTTGTACCGATCAAGCATAGATTGACCAGTACCAATATCGGCACCGTATGCGCCACGCATATTGCCGATGTTGGCCTTAGACTCACCCATCGCTAACTGCTCTTGGCTAGGTCCACGGTTACCGCCACCGAATAGGTTCTTACCTAGTGATGACAAACCCTTAGAAAGGAATGGTAAAGCGGCCATGCCAAGTTGAACTGAATTTACACCCGGTATGGCCATACCGAGAGCCTTCATACCAGCTCCACCAAGACCCTGACGCAAAGCGTATTGGCCTAGTTGACCTGCACCGCCTAGATTCCTACCAAACGCTTGGTTCATCAAGTATTGAGGAGCAGATTGGCGAGCGAAGTTACCGAGTTGCCCCATCAGTCCATTAGATGACCCACGCACTGCTTGTTGTGGTTGTCCAACTGCTTGTTGTGGTTGTACATATGGTTGCATAGGTAAGCCATTTTCATCATAGCTTTCCTCCAAACCGGATTTGTAATAATCGTTGTAAAAGTCTAAACTCATTACGCCACCTTCAACCAGCCGCTGGTTGCTCCTATAGTTACTCCAATAAACATTACTGTTGCGTACCTCGTTGAGAGACTACTAAAGCCTGTGGGCGCAAATACACTTTCTCCTGAAATAGGAGTAAACGTTACAGTGTTACCAGTTGTATCAGTCTTCACCACAACTAGCAGTTTACCGCCAGCAGCCCTACCAGAAGGTAACGTCAATACGACGGCGCCGGCTGTAGCATCTACTGCAACTAGACTGTTGTAATCAACTAGAGTCCTGGTTGCTGTTACGTTTAGTTGTCTAGATAACGTAAAACTGTAATTCTCTGGAGCCACACCAACAGTCAGTGTTGTGCTGGCTGTATCTCCAGATGAACCACCTATTAGTACTGAACTCATACTCTTGGAATCCTTGCATCCGAAGAATGCACATGGGTGGCATATATAACTCCGGGCGTGCGCCCGGATCCGGAAAGACTAATTTGCACACATTGTGAAAATACATCGCGATATACATCACGTAGCGCAACAGTCTTATTCTGGCCACCGGCAAACACAAACGTACTTGGTGTAGCAACAGGACTAAACACTCCATCAGCTGACACTGACTGAACGTTATAACCAACAGTGTGATCAATAAGCTGAACGAAGGCGCCATCGTTTGAGAAGCCAGGATTAGCTACCTCAGCACCTCCTACCGTCAACGAGATACGGAACTTACTCCTTGTAAGGCCTGTGGCCAGTACATAGTAGTTAGTGCCTAACGTTACTACTCCCGATGTCCGTGTAAACCGGATGAGGTCACCAGCCTGTAAGTCCTGTGTAGCGAAGAAATCATTACCAGATGATGGCTGTGTATACTTGAACAGCTCCGCTTTTGACTCATAGTGGACATTAACTTGACTCACACGGTTGAGGTTATAGTAAGCAATTCCTTCGCTGTAAGTTTGACCGTACTGCCTGGTTGTCAGAGTCCAGTTAATAGGAGTTGGGTTTGATGTCGGCAAAAGTATTCTGTCAGCAGTACCGACCAGTTTGTATATCTGTCCGTACTCTGTACCTATGTACATAGTGGATGTATCATTACCGCCAGTCAAAGCGGCTGCTGCTGAGAAACCTGTAGTAGTAGATGTCAATTCAGGAGCAAACCATCTAGTCCATCCACCAGTTCTTAGATCATAAACATACGCCGCAGAATTCAATGTGTCGTATGTCGTTGGTGCAAACACAAACAACCGCATGTCATGCGCAAAGAACGATATGTTCTTGAAAGGCGCCGCTTGAATATCAGCACTATTCATACTGCTATTCATGCTTAGGAGTTTACGCAGCTGAATACTTTTGTTTTCAGGAACACCATTATTGAATTCAAGTACACCTTGAGGAGACATCCACATAAGGCGGCCAAACAGACTTACTGTCCCACGCGGCGATACGCATCCAACAGATGGTTCACGAAGCATTGACTGGATAGTAAAGTTTGTTGGGTCAAAGCCCAGTACTGGTAATACAGAATTTTCCCTAAGAACAAGCAATACAGCACTTGTTGTGTTGCTAACGATCATCCCATCGCCAGCATAGCTAAGCAGAGCTGTTATCTTCTCATTGTCATACTTACTACTTACAGTAAACGATGTACCCTTAGTAAATATGTTTGGGTCGGATTGATCTGGTACTAACGTCGTATATACAGGAGCCTCGTTGATACCGTTTAGCATCCACGTAGCGTATACAGTATTGTCCTTGGCAAGGAACAATCTACGTGCATGCTCAGTGATAGCAGTACAACCAATTGGGAGATTGTCCCTACCGCTTTCAAATGGATAACCAGGTTCATATGGGCCAGCTTCGTAAAGTATGTCACCATCAGGAACTCGGTCGATAAACTTGATGCGTTTGAATGCAGAACCAACAGTTACAGATATGTACTCAGCTCTCCAGTTTTTACCTATCGTTGCACTTGCAGCATCTGTAGGTATGACGGCAATCAACCTTAATCGGCCGTCTGGAAATACACCTTGTCCACGTCTATATATACAAATATGACCATACTCGTATCCAGAGTATGCGCATGTATGTTGTACCCATATAGGAAATGGAGCAGTCGTTACCGATCGGATCTTAAACGTTAGAGAAGTAGGAACGTTAGCAGTAACGGCGACAGTACGTGTCGTTCCTGATGTGTCAACATAAACAACTGAACCAGTTGCTCCCGAAACAACACGCAATTGATCTAAGGCTGGAACAGTGTTAGTGAAGTCAATACCAGCCGGCGTTGCTACAGCGATTTCAGTTGTGTCGTACCGTAGATCCAGATTACTGTTAGATGTATCCGCTGGATTTAATGTCAACTCAACCATGCTCATTGCGGCTGTAGTTGTAATACTTTTACTCGCCAAACTAGGCAAACCCTCAACACCTTGAGTGTATACGTCGTTCTCTATGTAATACGGAGGCCGCTCAGCTCCACCTTCTGTCTTCCATCTAGTAAATACGTACTCGTAGGTTACATCTGGTGTTAGTCCACCGTCGGTTGTAAGTTCACCTATCGACATTAACACTGTGTCATGCGTTGTCTCAAAGTCTTGCTCTAATCGTACGTAAACAGACGCAACATTGTTACGACTTGTCTGGTTTATGCCGAATATGTTCCACGACATATACCCGTACTTGGGATCATAAATACCGTACCCAGTCCAGTTAATAGTAGCGGATCCAGTGTTCTTTATACCCAAAGACATATACGGAGGGTTTGCCCGGTATGCCTCTGGGAACTCTACGCGTAAACTAACCGTGTCGCGATTACTTAGGTCAGTCACGTTTAGAGAGCTGATTCTGACAGCGACACCCTTTACGTAACCTGCACGTAAGGGAGACAATGAGCCAGACTGTTGACGCGTTCTGATCTGAACTAAACCAGATGCATTAACAACCTCTGAGTTGGGTGCAAGATTGCACAAGATCGGATGTAGCGCTATGTTATCTACCAGTACACCACGGCTATCACCTGTCGTAGTCTGAGCGGCGTTAGCAGTCTGTAGTTTAATGCGGACCTGGGTCATAGTCCCAGCAAACGCACGGAAGTCTACAAACAGACTTATCTCTTTCCAGTCTGTGACAGATTGTGCTACGGTTGGTTGAACTATCTGTGTAAATACACAACCGACAATAGGGTTACTGGAAACATCTAATCCGGTTACAGTAACAAACACTCCATGATTACGTCTGCTGTCTAGTGAGTCATTGTTGTACATCAAACATCTAAGGCTGTACATCCCAGTTCTAAATGTCGTGCCATCATACGTGTACGTTGGCGCCGTCATCGTCTTTTGAATCCAGTCTCCACCGGAATCTAGTAATAGAGCCTTGTTGCCTGTTTGTGTAGCATAGTTAGATATCTTTTCCGCACCACTAAGAGCAGCGTCTATATTCGTGTACTGCTTGACAGTAGCAAGACCAGCACCACTGTTTTGCCACACAGTTGCATTAGGCACCGAGCCATCTGTGTCAGCTTCAAACGTATAACCATCGGCTGTGGCTGTTGCTGTAATCATTTCATATGAAGCAGCAAGTGTACTAAAAGCAAAGCCGAATGTAGAACCTGCTGCATCATTGTCGATATCAGAAGCGCCTACAATTGATTTAGTGACAAATGTTTTAGGGTTAGCTACAGGTTGTATATGATCTTTACCATTGATCATCGGTGGCCTTGGCATAAAAACCTGAGACACTGTTGTTCCGTTGTACTTCCAGACAGATCCACCACTTGCGCCTGGAACACCATAAATGTACTTACCATGTTGAACAATACGACTGTCTTGCGGGTACCCAGTTACTGAACTAATCGGAGTCAATGCGGAGGCACCATCTGACCACTCGGATATTACAGTATTAGGTACAGCTGGGTCTCCGGAGATAACAAGTATCTTGGAGGCCGTATTGTTTGATTGCCTGTATTGCAACATGTTGTGGATTGGATCACCCGGAGTAGTTAACTGCGCGTGCATCCCAGGCCTGGTCGTTAAAGCGCCGCCGTCATTCCACAAGTTATCTGCAACTTGAACCAACCCATCCTGCAATCTGTTAGCAGTGGTGTTTGTGTCGATACCGATAAACTGACGATCGCCAAACGTATATGTCTGACGCACAGCTTGTGCGTTACGTGTTGTATCTGCCATTAGTCACAGGGTCCTCGACTCCATTGTATTGCACTAGGTGGTTCCTGTTTGTACACAGACAATGGGACATTATTATTGGTGTAATTGCATGAAACGTTATTAGCTACCGTATAAACGTTTACTGGTTGATTGTAGCCAAGGATATGTAACCTGAATATTGGTAGCGTGTAAGGTAATACATAAAGACTTCCAGTTAAATTGCCATCTGGAAGCCAGTTATCGATGAGGGTCCCACCACTTGTAAACAGGTAAGCCAATGTCTGTGGTTGTTTGAATGCAGATGTCAGTGTGCCAGATTCAGCGAACGCATTAACTAGAGTTTGCTCGACATTGTATGTTGGTACAACACATGTATTGACGGTCCAATTACAGCTTCCAGCATTGAACGGTAAAGACAGGTCATAGATTCTGTATACAGGGATAGTGAATGGGAATGGGTAAGGTTGTTGGCTTACTCCGTATCCATTCTGTATCCAACCACATGCAGTCTCATCGATAATCTGCCATGGTGGACATGTACATAATTCTACTGATCCAGATGTACCAGTAGCATTAATCGTGGCTACACCAGTAATACTTGAGGCACTTGATAGAACGCATTGTCCAGTGCTAGTGATTACTGCAACGCCGGTTATGTTAGAGCTTGCTCGCTTCTCACATATACCTACGGCTACTATTGATGCAACACCAGTAATAGATGACGTTACTTGTACTTCTTTTGTAAACGTACCAGTAACAGATGCTATACCTGTAAGACTCGATGTAGCTCGTTTTTCAGGTGTGCCAACGGCCGATATAGAAGCAACACCAGTGACACCTGCTGTACCAGTTACTATTCCAGCAATGGTTCCGTTTGCTGTAACAGATGCAATGCCGCTGATACTAGACGTCGCTCGTTTTTCAACAGTACCAACGGACGTTATGGACGCAACACCATTGATATTAGACGTAGCCGTTACGATGCCGGAGATTATTGCATCTGCTACGACTGTAGAAATGCCCGACATTGATGACGTGGCTCGTTTTTCAACTAGGCCGACGGATGTTATTGAAGCAACGCCAGTAAGAGCTGATGCGCCTAACTTGTTTACTTGGCCAGATGATGTGACGGTTGCTGTACCAGTAAGTGAACTACTACCAAGTTTTTGAACAACACCTACCGATGTAATAGACGCAATGCCTACAAGTGAACTACTGCCAAGTTTCTGAACAACACCCGCACTAGTAACGGTTGCAATGCCACTGATATTTGCTGTGCCATTTACGATTCCAGCAATGGTGCCATTGGCTGTAATTGTTGCAACGCCAGATATCGATGATGTGGCTCGTTTTTCAACAACGCCAACACTAGTGATGGTGGCAACACCAGTGAGTGAACTATTACCGCGTTTTTCAACTACCGCAGATGATGTAACGGTTGCGACACCAGTAAGTGATGATGCGCCTAACTTATTTGCTTGACCAGTTGAAGTAACGGTCGCAACACCAGATATGCTAGATGTTGCTCGCTTTTCGACTAAACCAACTGACGTAATAGTAGCCAGTGCAACAAGTGATGCACTGGCTGATATGGCCCCGGCGGTACTACCTTTACCAAAGGCCCATTTGCCCCACCAGGATATATAACCGTCAGCCATTAGGTCACACTAATAGTTAGGTTGGTTGCCAGAAATTTAAAAACGTCTCCAACTGCAACAACTCTAGCAGTAGTCAACGCACCACCATACAGGAAGTTACCAGCAGTAGATGCTGACCATATACCTACGTGTGTAACACCTGGAACACTAGCACTCCAAGTTACTGTGCCTGTTGCAGGAAAAACAATTTCAGCGGTATTAGTTGCGCTTGCAATACCGCCAACACTAGCAAGTGTTTTTGTCCAACCGGCGTTAGCAACCTGAATTCTAGCGTAGTTACCACCAGTAACTTCGTTTGATCCAACATCAGCAGGATCGCCTGTATGTAACGATACCCATACACTAGTGAGTGCAGGAGTTGGAAATGCAGTTCCAGTAAATGCCCAAGCAATAATTGCGTCTTCCAAGTAGTTCGAGAATGCTGCCATGATTCCTCCTAAGCGGGGTCAATACTTATTATAGGGTTAGCCGACGGATCAGAACCGACAGTGGCAGTCCAAGCGGTTGCCGTGTCGTCTTCTTGATAGACAGTCAATACCCCTCCTGAAATGACTGACCTATTTCGAATTGCCCTCATGGCGGATAACACATTTCTGTCTTGTAACTTTTGTGCAGTAAATGCACCAGTTGATGGAGTTGCGTTACTTACACCGCCAGGTAACGAAGATAACTGAAAAGTCGTCGATGTCAAACCAGTTGCCATCACGTAATAAGCGGTTCCAACGACATAGTTTGTTGGTGCAGTTCCTATAAATACAACTTGATCATTAACGGCCAGTGTATTAATTGCTTGAAACACGCTTGACACAATAGATGTAATTGCAATATTTCCAGAGGAACCAGCTGTCGCTAAGCTGCGAAGAAGTATTCCATCCGCAATCTCATTTACTGCGTCAGTAGCAAGCGCGTCAGCATCAATAGCACCAGTGGCAATAGCAGCTGCTGTAATTGTATTGTTTTGCATCTGATGAACGTTTGCTGCAAGATGATTACTTGCATTGATAGAAACTTCATTGGTGACTGGCGATGCAATTGTACGCACTACTCTAGCACCAAACGAGTTAGTCGTTGTGTAAGAAGCAAGCAATGCATTCCATACAGCAGCTGCAGTTCCGGCAGCATCCAGCGGAGCCGTAGTGAGAGAGTAGCCAGTCTTGTCATTATTGGTTACAACAATAACTTGTCCGGACGCATTTGCATCAAGTGTTCGACCAGCTGTGGTTGGATATAAATACGCTTGATCACGCATTGTAAAACGCCCAACACATGAGCCTACAACACTTACCGAGTCAACTGTACCAGTTGTAATAACACACTCATATGACGAACCATCAACGTAAAACGCAGTACTAGTACTAATAGAAACAAAATTTAAACCTGTAACGCCATCATAGTTTGTTGTAAGCGTAACGCCAGCTGTGTCCTGAGTTGTGTTATTGTCTTTGTATACAGATACAACAGGTGTTCCAGCTAAGAGAAAAGGCGCACCCGTTGATGGCCTAAATGTCGTAAACATAAAAGTGATTGTGTCATTCTTACTAAAATCGCCAATATATTTACTCATCGTACGTACCCCGCTAATGGATTAGCAGCTAAGCCACCAGATGAATACAGTGTAGTCTGTTCTGATGCACCTATGGCTGGTGGGTTTGGCCTTGTTGTCCCGTGTACGTCATTGGTCGGCATACCTGTAGGAGTACCATCCTCATTAATGATGTTGGCAACGTAAGGCATGTACCAAGGCATTCGTGGATTATGGGCAAACAGAAATGATTTACCCATGTCTATGTTTAGGTTTCCAACAAGGTTCGTGTTAGCACCGTTAGTTCCAATGTTAGTAGTAGGAGTAGAACACATTGTAAACCTATTAAAGTTTTCAGATACCTGTCCTGTTGACCCAGCTGTTATACCAGTAGTGCATTGATAAAAGAGAGTGTTTGTCACTACAATTCCTGCTGGGCCAGTTCCATAAGCGTTTGTAGCAGCTTGAATACCTGTGGCTGAACGTATGGTGCAGTTTTTTACAGTAACAGCAGACGCAACACGACCAGAACCTGATGACGAAAAGAATATTCCACGGTTTATAGTAGATGTTATTACACAGTTTTCAATATTAAGATTCAAGTTCCAGTCACTACCACCGTTTAAGTTTGGAACAATCAATATTGCATCCGATAAACCGCTTATTATGCACCGCCTAATATTGCAACCTAAAGCAACACTTGCGCCTGATGACATAGCTATAGTGCCTTGAGCTTGATTTACTAAAACACAGTCTTCAATATCAATGTTAATTGATCCAGATGGTACATCTATGCATCTACCCTGATTTTCCAATCTTATTCCACGAATTGTAATGTTATCTCTACCATTTAAATTTAAAAGTGTTGAACCACTACCAGCAGCATCATCAGTTGAATATCCTGTCCACCTAATTTCACCCGGAGTCCCAAAGATTGCTCCGCTATAATCTCCAATTACAAATGCTCGCGTAGTAGGCGAAGTATTGAGTGCTGATACAACTTGACGATAAACTCCCGGCTCGACATACACTGTGTCACCAGATGTAAATCCAGATGCAGAAAAAACTTTAGTAAAAGTAGCCCAAGCAGTAGCAATACTTGTACCAGCAGCAGCATCGCTACCTCCATTTGCTGGAGTTCTTACATAGTACGTAGCCATTAAGGAGTCACTTCATCTTTAATATAGTTGATAAACACTGACAATATATCTAGTTGAAATTCGTCAGACTGACTATTCCACCAAGAGTTTATATCAGTGCCATCTAGTCCAAAGTCAGCAACCTTGTTACCTTCCGTGTCATAGACATCAGCTTTTACAATCCAGTTTGGTACAGGGGCTGTAACTCGAATGTACTCTACGTTCTTAAGTACCGTAGTCATTAGGTTGGGTCCACCGTTACGTTAGCAGTATTGGAAAGCGTAGCGGACCACGCTGTTGTAGCATCGTCTTCTTTAGATACGGTCATTACACCAGATGCAACAACGACCTTGTTACGCATTGCACGTAACGCAGATCGAACAGTGCGTTCATTTAGCGTGTCTGTACCGTCACCTGTACTGTCTAACTTACGGTTTAATACGGCATCAGCAACTTGAATTGCAGTTGGGGCCGACAGGCCAGTTTGTAATTCCGTAACAAATGTTGAATCTGTAGCATTTGCAGTCATTACATTATTTTGCATTTGATGGACATTCGCGGCCGCATGATTTGACGCATTTACAGCGACTTGATGATTTGCTGTAGTTGAAAGCAATGGATAACCACCAAATGAGTCAAAGGTTGTCAACCTGGCGTTACTGGTTGTGGCATCATTACCTAATCTCATGGTGATCGCGTTGTTAGCAATTGTAGTTGATGAGATAGCACCAGACGCAAATGCGGCATTAGTGATTGATCCTGCGGTGAATCCTCCAACAGTTACGTTACCGGATACCGTTACAGCTCCAGTAAGCGTTCTAGTCGCAGCTGCCCAAATTTGACTAGCTGTAGGATCTAGACTTGCAGTAAGTTGCCTATCTGCATGTGACCATACCTGTGCTGCGGTTGCACCAGTTGATGAATACCAGTTGTAATCGACCACCTCAGCCATTAAAACCACAGGCCGTATATTTGTATCCTGTACTGTAACCGTAAGTATCCCAAGGTCACTGAGATATATTTGCGGTATCTCGTAATACCAATGACCAACACTGATATGAGTCAATGAAGCTGGTGTAGTTGGCTGTGAACCGAATGCTACACCATTTCGGAACAGGTTAACTGTCGCACCAACCAATGAAGTTACAGCCGTGTATCCGTCAGTAGCAGAAGCCAGAAACATATAGATGCGCCTGTACGTAGCTGTTGTTTCATTCTGTTTGAGCTTCTGCATTAGTTGATACCTGGGTTTATTGTATACCGAGGAGCTGCCGTCAAAGTGCTTGATCCAGTTGCTGGCGTAAAGTTATCTACGTCAAGACTAATCACATACCTAAACGTACCTGATTCAGTCCATGTGTTAGCCGTAATGTCGGCCTCAACTCCAAATGTAGGTATATCTGAAAGGCAGTTCGCGTCTTGCGCTCTGTTGTAAACAAATTTAGCCAAACTTAAATTGTCACCACCGCTCTGTATTCCAACTACATACTTGACACCAGTTGTCAGTGTTTGCGGTGTATTGAATGGAATGTAGACCTGTCCATTATTTGAGTAAAATGCATTTGTAAACGATGGCGTACCTCCATCTGCTATAACTCTTGACGTAATTAGCGTTGGTGGATAGGACGTAGCATTATATAAACGCAGAGATGCTGTTATAAAGTTTGTGTTAGCAGTTATTGGTAGAAGAACACCTTGTAACAAACACGTAGCCCCCATAGATGTGGGAATAGTAAATGCAACGCCACCAAGCGTGTTTGTTGAAAAAGATCCTATATTTACAATATTTTGACTTTGTACGGGATACCCATAGGATTTTGTTGTAGATGCCACACCCCATCGAAATGGAGAAGCGTCTTGAGTCCATGTTCTCGCAAATGGTTGCCCAGACAATAAAGTGTAGTCACGCTTACTTTGATCTTGTGTTTGAACGAAAGATAAACTTCCACTCCATGTACCATATGTCTCTAGACCAATAGCAACTGTATTGCCCCGCGTAACAGATTGTGGCGTAGTCAAGTTCCACCATATAAATGTTGGTGTACTAATTCCAGCAGCTACACTTATAGGGTTTGCATCTGTATATGTCTTAGTGGTTAATGGGTTTGCTGGTAGTGATTGTCCTTTTACGTATTGCCACATAGCAATACGCACAGGAGGCGTACCCGATGATGCAGACACACACATACCTAGCTGTGTTATAGTCATGTTTTCTTCAGCAGTATAGACATTAACTATGTATTGACTAGCAGCATTGAACGTCCATGTGGAGTAACCGAATGCTGGCTGGAAAGCAGTGCTGTATCTACCAACACTATTTATGATCATGACGCTATTACCCAAATATCATCAGGGTCACTGATCGATAACGAAGCTGTTTTACCGTCGATCCTTTGCTCTGAATAATCCAAAAGTAATAATGTCCTAAGCAGCAATTTTATTTGCGGCGTAAGGGACGAGCAATAATCTGCAAATGCTTGTTCATTATCAAAAACAAGCGACTCTGATTCATTCCACCAAATAATCAATCGACCATCTGGAATCACATCAGCTCGAAATATCTGCGCAGATTCGTGATATGTCACTGACTTACCTTTGTTAGCGTCTTCTCAATTAGTATATTAAACGCCTGGACACTCCTAAGGCCTAACGTCCCAAGCAGGAATGATAACCCAATCATTTCATGTGGTTGGTCCCAACCAATCTGCTTTGCAACCAACGGCGTTAAATATATTGCGGAAGCAGTGCCAGACAAAACAGTAATTATGCCTTGTATAATCGACTTAATCTTAGGCCAATCAGTACCTATTACTGCGCCAATAAACCCAGCCAGTAATTGATTCCAGTCAATATGCAACTTATCCATCGATGTCCCTCGTCGTTTCACTGACTTTGTGTACCTCCGGTAGTTTTGCCGAGAAAACCGGAAGACAGCTATCTTGCCTCATGAAGAAAGCAATCAACGCGGTTGTCATAGCGGGTATACCAGCACGAAGGCCCTCAATGCCAGAAAGAAGTAGAGCGCGAGTCACCGTACCAAAAGATGCTGTATCAGGAATATGTTGTTGCTTCCATGCAGAATCAAACTCTGGCGCCGCTGATGCAATAAACGCACCTGCTGCGATAAGGATCATGCGGCCCCATGCTACGTTCATTTTGGTTGCACCGGAGGGATTGCAAATGGGCCACCAGGCCCTTTAAGACCAGTATCCAACTGAATGTACAACTGCATACGAATGCCGTTATACATGTTATTCCAGAATGACCTTTCAGCTAATGTCGGATCATCAACGTTTTTCATGACAACTTTGTTGGCAGCATATGCAGCCAGAGATTGTCGGAGAATGTCATCAGGAAGGAAAGAGAAAGACTTTAGGTTGTCGGTCCCGGCAATACCACTAAGTGTGGTATCAGGAATACCGTAGCCGTATACAGTAACCGTCAGAGCGGAACTACAGAATGGATACAGGCTTATTGCGTAGTTATCGTGTCGATACCAATGAGTCACATTGGTTGTAGTAGCCGTAATATTTGCAGCGTATCCAAGGTCGTGCGAACGAATACTTGATTCACTTGCATGAGTAAGTCTAGTAGTGGACAAGTAAACATCTGAAGGAAACCATAACTGACCAGCAGCCGGCAGCGTTATTGATACATCTGATAGTTGTTTAGTTCGAATACTAGGCCCAAAAGCAAGAGTTCCATTGGCTGGAATCGCAACGCATGATCGACATAGGTCGGCGACACCCTCCATGATAAATCTATTGATATTGGAGTCGCTGTCATCACCAGCCGCTACCGTGCCAAGACCTGTAGACAATGCGCCTACAGTACTGTTTGTGGCTTCGTTTAGGAGCTTGTAGACCTCTTTGCGTATAGTCTGTATAGTTTGCGCCATTACGGTGTTCTCCTGGAGTACGTAGCCGCGTAGGACTCTACCAGTCCAAGGCGCTCGTTGTATTGATTGTTGTAGATAACAAATCCAGCCTCGTTACCAATCATGGCAGCTTTGTTAGCCAACATTCCATAAACAACGCAATCGTGAGCTACATCTGGCAATGGACATTCGTCATTGTCAGTAGGCGTCTGTGCTACGCCAGTAGTCGAGTAAACCCAGTAATCACCAGGGATAGCATATCCCTCAACAAGTAATCCTTGTGTTACGGCTGCATTAGGAATTGGGTAAACACCAATCCTATTCATTCCATGCATGACAGCGTATTCAGGATATGAAGCGGTTGCATCACTTCTAAATTGGTCAACCTTTTGATCGAACGCATCAAACAAACGCATACGTCGATACTCGCCAAGGTTGTTTTTGGCTTGTATGTTACGGATCTTATATAGATCCGGAGCGCAGTACTCTTTTGTATCTGCGACCAGATCGAGATACCGACGGCCAAAGTAGCAGTCGGTAGCTCGAGCAATCTGGTTGGTCGTCTCAACGATTAGGAGTTCGAGACCAAACGGATCTTGGTCCGCATCCGAACCGAAGTAATGCCGACCTAGTAGCCGGAATCTCCGTTTGATCTCTCCCCTAGTCATTACGAGTAAGCCCCATCCTTACCGGAAACGATGGCTGCCGCAGAGACATATGTCACGTTAGGAGTTGTACCACCGTTGAAGACTGGAGTAGCTGTTACACGCAGTCTGTTGTAGTTGTCAACAACAGCACCCGTTGAATCAACAAAGCTCTGTGGGACAATTACTGGAAGGAACGCCGTAACGCCACCATCAGGAATATTCGCTGTAACGGCACCAACCGTCATTTTGAATCCATCTGCAAGTTGTGCAAATGTTCCAGTGGTTGCTGCACCAAGTACCTGACCTGGAGTGCCGGCAACAGTGAAGAAGTTAGTTCCATCCTTAGATGCTTCTACACTGAAAACCCAAGCAATACCAGTTGGCGAACCAGTAACTGTTGTTGCGTTAACTGTGAAACGAACGATCAGCTCACGACGATGACCTTGAATAAAAGGATCAATAGTCAGAGTAGCTGAAGTTTGCTTGGTACCACCTACAGCGGCGGATCCTCCAGCAAACGTAGGAAACAAAAGCAATCCATCTCTTGCCATAATTTACTCCTTAAGCAATCTTAACGTTGAAGACGCGACCGATCGCACGCGTGTGTGGGACCCAAAGACCGACACCCCAGTCGAATACGATGTTGTGAAGGACGCCGTTTTCCTTTGACAAACCAAGGTAAGTTGGCTTGAATGGGCCTGGCTGCCATCCTGTACAGTAACCATCACCGTAACGAACGGCGAATAGCGACTGGAAGTTAGTGCCAGTAGTAGGAACACCAGCGGCTGTTTCAGGACCAAGGATGTGCGTCACACCATCAGATCGACGTCCGACAGAACGAATCTTTGCACCCTTGTACATTTCGACTGGACGGTCGTATGAGTCCTTGGTAACGTCAAATCCAGCGCCGATACCCATAGTACGGATACCGAACTCAATAGCACGCTTGAGCGCTTCAGATACGTAAATGACGACGCCATCTCCGTCTGGAGCGTTCATGTTATCGAGGAGAGCTTGTAGGCGCTCCATGAAACGGTTTGTACCAGCAGTTGTCGTCAAGTCAGCACCGGAAGCTCCGTTACCATTGATAGACATTTCAGCTGGAATGTCAAACTGCTCTGGGTTTGTCAGGCGATAACGAAGTCCAGGGAAACAATCCACGTCGTTGCCAGCGGCAGTTGACGTCGGATCATTATCAATCAGTTTCTGATTGAAATCGTAGGCGAGTGCTTCCATGAAGTAGTTGATCTGCATTTGAACAGGGTCAACAATGTTGTTTGGCTGATCAAGAAGAACATGGTCAACCTGGATCTTGTTACGGATCAGGTACATGGATTCTTCGTACTGCTTCGGCTTACCCTTGGAAACAACTGGTTCTTCGTTAATCGTAGCCCAGTTGATCGTTGGGAAAGCGTTAGCCTGGTTGATCATACGAGTGCCAACCTGGCGGAGAGAAGGGTTCGTGACAAGCGGGATATCCTTCAAAGCGTTCCATGTCTGGTGAAGAGACTTTGTGATCTCCTTCACCAATGGGTCGTTCGAGATAATAGCTTGGTCAGCAAGTGTCAATGCATTTGCGTCTGGCATAATTTAATCCTCTTAGATCGAATTTCGTCCTCGGTTGATACCAAGAAGATCTGACCATCCACCACGCTTCTGTTGGCCATTGTTCGCAGGCGCCATACGAGGCGATCCGCTCTGTCCAATAGGTTGTGGTGCGCGACGGCCCTGACTTACTTTAGCAGCAACTTCGGGTACGAGTGAAGAAACGATTGTGCGAACCTGTTCGTGTACAGCCTCTACTGCTTGATATGGGTCATATCCAGCGGCAATGAGATTGTCTACGAGCGCAGGTGCGCGCGCGGCCAACGGGAACTGGTCCAATGCAACATCTCTCTGTTGCATCATCATATAGTTGTTGACTTCTTCCATCTGTCGCTCATACTGCATCTTAGAAAGCTGAGCTTCCATCTGCATCTGTGCAACGTTTGGATCTACACCTTGTTGGTCTACTAAGCCTTGATAGTACTGGCGAAGTTGTGCTTCCTCGGCTTTTGCTGCCTGTTCCGCTTGCGCGGCAAGCACTGCCTCAGCGTCTCCGTACCCCTGACTTTCAAGTTGTTCAATAACTGAACTCCACTTGCTAAGTTTCGACTCAACGTCTTGAAGCTGCCGTGCCTTTTCATTTACCTCACGAAACCTTTCGTAGGGTACAGCGCCCGGCTGCTCCTCGGGTGCTTCAGGTGTTACATTCCGATTGATACCTAAGACTTCATCTAGGATGTCGTCGTAGTTAGCATCTTCGTAACCACCATCGTAATCTTGACTCGCAGCCTGACCATCTTGCTCGCTTGTCGCCCATTGCGAGTTATCTCCGGGAGCGGCGTTCTCCTGGATAAAGTCCCGAACCGCGTTCATCATTCCTGACTCGCCCGTCGCCGCTGCTGGTGAGTCAGCGGTCCGTGTCACCATCTCTTCAGGCATGTATCAGTTACTCCTATCTTAGCACATCAACTTTTTATTTTGGTACGCGAGTACCCTGTTGCTGCGCTTCCCCTGCTCCTCTATCGGAGATTAGGTCCTTACTAACATCTGTGATGGCCTTAGCCGCATAGTTGTTAGTTTCAATCTTGGCTTGCTCTTGCATCTTCTGAACGTCGAGCATTGCCTTAGCTTGATCCTGCTGCATCTGAAGTTGCGACTTCATCTGCTCTGCCTCAGGATTAAATTTCTGTTGTGCTGCAAGTTGTGCTTGCTGCATCTGCTGCATCTGTTGCTGCATAGCCTGCTGCTTCTGAGCTTGATATGCAAGGTTTTGCAGGATGTCAGATGTTTCAGGCAACTGTAACATACGGACAACCATAGCGTTTGTCTCTGGGTCATTCGGGTCACCGAATAAGCCCATCTGACGAAGCATGACAACCTTCTGTAGTTTCTGATCATCCGACTCACGTTGTGATGAACCTGGTATGTAAACAACTCGGTATTGTCCACCAGATCGGATTGAATCGTAACTAATGATTCCCTGTTGAATCTCATTGCGTGGATTCACGTTGTCATCGACTGATCCAATGAATGGCGCAACAGCAAACTGTTCGACTAGGGAAATCTCCCACTCTTTGATTGCCGCAATGCTCCGTTCAATGTCAGCCCGGATGTAACTATGCTGTGTGTTGTCAGCTCTTTGCAGTAACTTAACTGCTTCAGCTGGCGTGCCGGCTTGTGCCTGTCCTTGACTAACGTCATGCAGGCCAGCAATATCCATCATGTCTTTCTCAAATGATTGAAGCATCGGGAAGATCTCGTTGGAGATTCCAGGCGCTCTTTGGATTTGAGGTGGCTGTGTACCCCGGTTGTAATAGACCTTTCGGTATATACGTCCCTTGTCATCAATGTCATCACTTGACTGCTGGAAAGCATCGGCGCCAATGTTCGCCCCACGCTCAACCATGATGTAGTCTTTGTTCTGTTCAAACTGCTCAATCATGCGACTGTAAACGCGGTTGTACCCAAGTTGCAATGGACACAAATCGAACGCCAAGCTATGACCGTAAGGAGTACCAGATCTAGGTTGCCATCGAAGCGGGATAAAAGGAAACTTGTCCTTCTTGCTATATGGCCAATCCCCAGCGTACAAAAGGGCTGTGTTTGTACTTACAATGTAGCGTCCGTTTGGATAGATAGCAGTAGGTTTTTCCCAGTACTCATAGACAATGGAACTAGCTTTCTTTATGTCTACATTGTTCAGCCTGGATGTTGACGGTTGAACCCATCCCGTACCACTTGCGTTAGCGCCTTCTAGGTATGCGTCTACGTAGCCGGCATTCTGCCCACTAATGGCATCTGGTTGAACTAACTTACCAGCGTCACCATAGTTGTCTACGAACCATGAAAGCGGCTTAATTGATGCATGAATAATGTAGCGAACATCCTCGTCACGAAGTGCTTTAGGATCCAAGAATACATTGAAACATGGGACGATCTCTTCGTCTACGTCACCAAGCGGTAGTTCTTTGTAACCAGTAATCTCACCGCTATCCAAGTCACGCATTGGTATGACTACTGGAGACTTTGCATTCCAGCTCATCTTTACAAAGCTGGTGCCAGTAATACAAGCCCATCGTACTCGTTCTTTAGTCTGTGTCTCGCGCGAGAACTTTCGTGTATAGTGGCCGGCAATAAAGTTAGCTTCATCAGCAGCTTGCTGGTCCTTAGGATTGTAAGACAAAGGTACAGCGCGACAGTCCGGAGCTACTTGAGTCAGTTTCCCAACAACACCATCGATAAGGGGTCTCATCTTATTGACGGTCATGTAGCGGTGCGGTGGATCTCTGTCACTTTGAAGTGTTACAAGGTTGCGCGTCTGACTGTTAATGCGAAACCACTGCCTACCTTCAAAGAAGGCCAAAGCCTGCGCCCACTCGATTTCCATCTCCTGTCGCGCACGATATGCTTCATCAAACTGGTTGCGAACATAACCGATTACCTTCTTGGCTTCTTCGGGTTGTTCTTTTGGATCTACTGACCACTGGTTAGGTTCAATGTCGATACCAAGGATATCGTCGTCTTCTACTTCGGTAGAGGTTACCTTAAAGCTACCGCGCATGCCTGTTGATTCAGGGCGTTGCAAGGCTGCCATCTGAGGCGGCTTACGTAACTTAGCTGTGATATTAGCCAACATCTGCGGAAACAGATCGTTTGGTATCTTTTGCTGCTTGGGTTCCATCAGATGTAGTAATCCTTAGTGCGATGGTATTCAACATGTACTTCCTGGCGCTTGCGAATCGTGTGTAATTCACGCCAAGTCAATCCAGTAAAAATAGCCGTAATTAACATCAATATACTTTGGATGATATCAAACGCACTCATACGAACTTGTCCTCATTGTTGTCCTGCATCCATATTGGTTTCCAGGGAGTCTTACCTTGTGTCTCTGGACAAGTGACAGGATATTCACGCCACATAACACCATAACGACATGAGTCCAAGGCGTGGTCGGACTTTGTCCCACTATCGAGATCTTCCGGATCTTTTGGATCTGCCATTGCTGCGGTTAGTTCTCGAATCAAGTTAGGACATGCGCGTCGCACAATCTTAAAACGTGGATTGTGCTGGCCGTCCTTCACGCGCACTGCCGCTAACCATTCTTTCAATCGTCTCCATCCAGCTTTACGATCTTTAACGGCAGCAACAGCTGGAAGTCCACGGCGCCACCAAACCTCGACAGGATATTCACCGATGCGCTGCTCGTGATTCTTCGGAGGAAAAGTGTTTGCCCAGTCGAAAGCAATAGCCTCAAGCTTCGTCAACCAAGGCCCGTCAGGCTTGTCTTTATTGACAGGGGCTGCATATCCACGCTCTTTGAGTAACTGTAACGTATCTTCGGCTTGCTTAGAACTTACCCGGCCAGCTTCGTATATCTCACCAATGACATAGATGTCTTCATTCTCGTCCGATGCGTACAATAATGTGGCAGCCGGCGCTCCAGTACCAAAGTCATGGGATGCCCATACACGCCACCATGGTTGCACCTGAACGTGATCGACAACGTGCCATGGTTTACCAGACGTATCGTACTCCTGGAATTCTGGGAAGAATCTACCACCAACACCTACTTCATGCTGGCATTCACGTAAAAACGAAATGATGCCATAGTCATCGATTTCACGTTGACAAACTTCCATACTTTTGTGAGACCATGTGTTTGTTCCACCTGTAATCCTGTAACCAGTACGACCATCCTCGCGTTCAAACGGTTCGTATGTAAGACCTTTGACAGCAGGGACAATAGGAGATTGAACGCGATACTGGAGCATGTCCAACTCACCAGATAGAACCTGGGCCATAACACTGTTTGCATGAATCTTGTTCTGAACAAATACGATTGCGCAGTCTGTACTTTTAGCCGGAAGAATAGTCTGTGTTATCGTAGAGATCTTCTTATCAACACGATTAACACTGTCATCAAGTTCATCAATGTCGTCAAGAATGATGAAATCAGGACGCAAGTGATCGAGCTTGACACCGCGAGCGCCAGTATCCAGCCCAAACGCCAACACGTTAAATCCGTTAGCGGTCCGAAGTTTCGAAGCATTCCATCCCTTTGAAAAACCATACTTATTAAGCGCTCTTTCAATTCCACAACGCTCCATCGTGTGGCCAATATCTGATACGTGGCGGTCGGCAGCTTCTTGTGTTGAACAGACGTATAGGAGAAAACGGCGAGTACCTTTTACAGCGATGCGAGCAGCAATATGCTCCATGGTAGTAGACTTGCCACCACCACGAAACCAGCACTCGATCAATGCTGGCGGAGCGACTCCAGGCGTTATACCCTCAGCCCAATCCCACGCGCGCTTGTGATGTTCACCAAGAGACGATGACATAGCGTGTGGAGCATATGTTCTCAACCATGTGCTGTAATCCAATTTGGCTCCATCTATAGCGAATGCGCGCCCACTGTCGTAGTCACCAGTCTTTATGACATCTGAAATCTGTGCGTCTAATGCTTCAAGTAATGCGACAGACAATGGCTTATCACTACGCGTGAACTGTTTAAACTCCTTAGGTACTTTCGGGAATGCCATTTGTTTCTACTACTTCCGCTTCCTGTATGTCTTCATCTCCAGATGTATACATCCGTAGAAGTTTATTGATACCGCTTCGAATTGCAATTAACTCTTCCTGATCGCGAATAGATGATTTAACAACTTCAACAATTTGCATCACAAGCATGAGTGCCTGGTCAGCTTCAATTGTATACGCCTTTGTCTGCATCATGCGTTGTTCTGATTCAACTAATGCCGCGCGACGACTAATAAGTTCGAGTACATCCTTACTTGCATCGTACTCGTTCATGCGCTCGTTAAGTAAATCACCAATCTGCTCAAACGCATCTATAAAGTCAGGGGAACCTAACTTAGATTTTGCAAGGTGATAAGCAGACTCAATCTTACGGTATTGTTCTAAACCCACACCTTCAGCAGCTGCTTCAGCCCTAACGTCAACTAGCGCCGTGACGTAGGCTGTGTCATCACGCAAACTGAATAAGTCTGGATCGTCTCGATAGTTATCAACTTTCGCAAGTAGTTCTGTGCCTACACGTTTAAATCTGTTGCGTTCTTTCTGGAATATGTGTTGAAGGTACTGTGGTTTCTCTGACTTTTTAAGGTGAGTTGACCCATGATGTGAACAGTATTCCTTACCGCGTAACGCTACGTTTTTACAATGACGATTTACGTCACCATCTCGGATGATGGCAGTGCAGCACTTAGCGTAACCGTTTCCAGTTTTCCGATATAGGCCGTCATCTTTCTCTATGAAAAATGGGTCATCAACACCTTTTGAGTCGAACATACTTGCAAGTATACTGGACCGATGAATAAAACAGCACCAGACCATTACCGGCAAACATCTATTGATACATGCACGGTTGCAGACGCATGGGACCTTAGCCGGTGGCTAACCATGTCACTGAAGTATATTCAACGAGCTGGGAAGAAGAGTCAGGAATCTAAACTAGATGACATACAAAAAGCAGTGTGGTACCTAGTCTACGATGTGACTAAAGACCACACTGCTGCGGACGATGTACTAAAAGTTTTTCTTGATCGCTCTGGTCGCACGCGCGAATAATGTCTTCGCCTTGCCACCTGTTGCTCCAGCAGGCTTTCCGTATACCGCCTGTCGTGCTGCATTCAATCCACCCTGTGTACGTGTAAAACGATTTGGTATACCTTTTGTCAAGGTATTCGCCCTACCGCGTGCGCCTGCCATTGCAGTCAGATCACGAACGCTATCTATCTGGCTGTAATTAGGTGCAATTTGTGGCATAGGTGCATATCTGTCTTGAGGTAATGCCATGCCACGTTCTTCATCTGTACGCTGCGATTTAAGCACAGGAAGAGTAATCCGTGGTTGATCCAATTCATCTGGGTTATCAAGAACACGCTTCCAGTCTTGCAGTTTACCTGCGTTAAAGCCTGGCTTCTTTTCGACGAATGCTTTGTCCATAAACGACTTAATGTCCATAGATGGATCATTGTAAAGTTCTTTATAGATAGTGTTTAAAATATTCCTATCAATGTAGCCACCATTAAACTTCATCGTCTTCAATGGCTGCATTAGGTTATGAAGTTTTTCAAAATTAGGATCAAACGCTTCACCGCGTTTTCTATATTCAGCTTGCCATTTTGAAAGAGGTTCCGTGACGTTAAATAACATCTTTTCGTATTCAGCACTCATATCAGCAGGACGTGGATTAAGTATCTCACCAGCAACAATTTGAGCTACAGGCCCGATACGACCTAGCTGATTGCCGGCAAACTTTGCTGAATCGCCAACAAACTTACCAGCGTTGCCAATGGTTTGCATGACGCCTTTTGATCGGGCCATCTTAGGCACAATGTCAGCAGCAGCTTTAGCGTATCTACCGCCAGTAATACCGCGTACAAGAGCCTTTCCACCTTCTATGCCAGATTGAGCTAACCCAGCACCAATCCCAGCTCCAATGTAGCCGGGATTGATACCTTTTACGAAACCTCTTACGTCATCTCGCGCATCGTCATACATACCTTGCGCAATTTGACCAGGCAAGCCTAGTAGTTGACCAAGAAGGTTATCTTGAGGCACTAGCCTTCTCCCTCATCTGCTGAAGTGTAGTACCACTAGCGTACTTACCACGATATGCAGACAACAGAGCGCCACGCTTGTTAGGATTCTCTGCGTCAAACTCTTCAGTTACTCCGCTAGTCTTGTAACCCTTTAGTGATTCCTGGCTACCAATCTCTTTGTCATAACGCTTCATTAGTCGCATTCCAGTGTCGCTATCTACACCGTCGCGTTGAAGCATAGCAGCGAGATGTTTACGTCCAGTCGCAACACCCTTTTGTACGGTAGCGTCAAACGCTTCGCCTAGATAAGACTTAGCGTCTCGTACGGCTCGCTGATTACGCTTCATGGTGTCTGTCATTGACGACTGACCACCACGGTAGCCACCTCCGCCACCACCCACAGCTGAAGATGGAGAAGATCCACCAGCGATCAATCCGTCAGTGTCTGCTCCTCGAAAACTTGGAGCATTTACTCCAGGCCGTTTTATATCCTCATATGGTGGGCTAATGACCTTAGTTGGTGCATCCTTTTTGCCCTTGACATAACCTCCGGCAAACCCAGCTGCTCCAGCTACAATACCAGCGGCAGGTACGCCAAAAATAAGTCCGCGACGTAATTTCTTATTGCCGACCTTAAGCTTACCGGCTAGTTTAAGTACTTTAGCGGCGCGTCCTTTATTGGTTTCTGCAATACGCGTCGCCGAATCACGAGCTAATTCAGCTGCTACACGGCCTGCGCGTTCTGCATTTCGCTCTTGGCCAATACGAACTGTATTAGCCAGTTGTGTGCGCGCACCACGTTCTGCTGCGCTTCGTGCTGCGCCTTGCCGACGTGCTGCATTAAGATTAGTATCAGCTCGACGTTCTGCTGAACGACGTGCGGCACCTTGACGACGAGCAGCAGCTAAAATTCTTGCGCGATCAGCATTTCTGCGAACAGCTTCAACTGAGCCGCGCACAGCACCTAAGAAGTCATCGAAGCCGTCCATATTATTTACCCCTCGCTAAACTAGCAACTTCGGAAGCTGTAGCGTTTTTACGGTAGCCGCCTTTTTTACGATAAGCGTCAAGCAATCTCTTTGCATCGCCGCCCTTTTCGTATCCAGCAACAAGACCATCTTCCTTAGAAGTAAGAGCCTGATCTTTAGCAAATTTAGCTTCGAATCGACCAAGCATTGCCTTCTGTTCCTTGTCAGATACATTATCCTTAGCCATTTGTGACTTTAGGTAATCTCGTCCCTTTGATACACCGCGTCGCAGTGTTGCATCAAAAGTTTCACCCATGTAGTCGCGACCGCCTCGAACAACTTTAGCACTTGTCTTCATGTCCTCTTTCATTGACGACAAAGCAGACCCATCGGTCTTCACTTTCTCTGCCGCCTTTGGAGGAGAACTTGCTTTGATTGAGTTTAACTTCTTGTAATCGCTCATCGCTTGACCCATACTTGTCAAGCCAATAGCAAACTTAGTAGCTTTGTCATACTTGGGCGCGGTTACGCTTGCAGTAGAGGTTTTACCTTTACCGCCTGTATTACGTGGATCGTTACGATTAGATTCCTGTTTCTCGCGATTTTGACGGGACTGAAAACGTTGAACTTCAGAATCAGTATTGGTTGTTACAGATCCTGAAGAACGTCTACCACCCGTGCCAATGTTACGTGGGTCGTTACGATTAGCATCTTGTTTCTCGCGATTTTGGCGGGACTGTAAACGCGATATTTCCTCCGCGTCTCCACGTTTCGCTTTTCTGTACTTACGGGCTAACATATCTAACGCGTACTGATTTCTACCGGCAGTATCAACAGGCCTAAGAAACAGAGTAGTTATTGGTACACCCGCTGGTGCGCGCCCAGGCATGGCTTAGCACTTGCCCTTCTTGCAATTTGCACACTTACAACCAGATGGGTGAGCTTTCTTGATACCCATCATGTCAGACATGCTTTTCTTGCCCGTCGTCTTCTTACCAAACATCTCTGGCATACTCTTCTTCATTTTCTCGCCCTTCCTTCGTGACCACGACCGATGATTATCTTCCCATCCCGTTCATGTTCTACCTTCTCCATTTTAAGGAGTTGAGACATGGTCGGTTTCCGTTTGAGCTGATGTTCTTTCTGTTCCATTGTAAGTAGTTCAGCTCTAGTAGGATTCTCCTTGAGTCCATGTTCCTTACGCTCGATTCCAGGGAGGTCACGCAAGTATAAGTTCCTATGGAACAAGTGTTTATTCATTAGCAGTTCCACGCCCTAAGCGACTTGTTAATGCGACTGTTTGGATCCTTGGCTGTCTTAGCTGATGTAAGCTTTGCCTTCATACCAGACATACGTGCGCAGAACGATTTACGTCGCGATGCATCCTTGGCTGTCTTAGGTTGCGGAGCCGGTGGTTTAAGGTTTGCGCCAGTCGTGCGTTTAAAGTACGCGCGGCCAGCGGAGTTCAAACCACCTTTAGGATTCTGCATCTTCTTAGTGACGCCCATGGCATGATTGTACGTCAAACATGTGTTCTATAAACACGCGCAAGTAAGCAGGTATAATCAACTCATGGATGAAACAATCAAGGTCACATTCTGGCCCCTAGATAATATGCACCCAACGTTACCAACAAAGGCAACGACGGGTGCTGCTGCGTACGATCTTTATGCATGTGTAGAAAAACCAATACCGATCCAGCCAGGAAAACGTGTGTTGATTGAAACAGGCTGGAAGGTTAAGATGCCTATTACGATGGCAGCTTACGTAATGCCACGTAGTGGATTGGCTTGGAAGAATGGGATTACAGTACTGAATGCGCCAGGTTTGATTGACAGCGATTACCGTGGGTCCATTAAAGTACTACTTATCAATCATGGCGACGAACCATTCTTTGTCCTTCCAAATATGCGGATAGCACAACTTATGTTCAAGTCAGCTTTGGATACAGAGCTTGTTTTGATTGAGACTGGATCATTGTTCGATGACACCAAGCGTGGTGCGGGTGGATTTGGGAGTACTGGTGCATGAGGATGCAAGCTAGACTTATATGGATAACACCTGACGCCGAAGCTCACATTGCGTACTGTGCGCGTGTTAGTAATCCTAGTAATCAAGACAACCCAGACTTTGCCAAGCTACTGAAGTATTGCAAGCGGAAGAAGCATTGGTCAGTGTTTGAGATGGCAAACGCCTGCCTTGAAGTCAAAACATCAATTGCAGTAGCGATGCAAATGCAGCGTCATCGGTCGATGGCTTTTCAAGTGTTCTCTCAACGCTATTCTCCGGTTGTGGATAGGCCTATGCCTATCCAGCTTAGGCTGAAGCATCCAACTAATAGACAATCATCACTCGTTGACGATGACAACCCTGAACTCCGAGAGATGGAGTGCCTGGCTGATGAATCCGTAGCATTAGCATTTGATACATATGAAAAGATGATTGCGTTTGGTGTCGCACCTGAAACAGCTCGTAACGTGCTGCCGATGTGTACTCCAACAACTATGTATGTTAATGGAACTCTTCGCAGCTGGATCCATTATCTTGAAAGCCGTCTTGAAGAAGGGGCGCAAGACGAACATCAGCATGTTGCCACAATCATTCAGGCCATACTGAGACAACAATGCCCTACTGTATGGGAATAATTATGGAAGAACAAGAAGTCACAGAAGTCAAAGACGTCGCTACTGCTAACAGTGAGTTACAGTATCCGTTGTCTGAACGCGAACTCGAAGTCCTCGAGATGCTGCCGCGTAACCGCACAGCAAAGATGATGGGCGTCTCTATGGGGATTAGTCACCGTACGGTGCAATTCCATATGGATAACCTATATTGGAAGCTAGGCGTATCGGGATTGAATGCCAAGGACAGGGCCGTTAAAAAGGGCCGATCACTAGGCTTAATCAAATAAACAAAAGGGGAGTTTTCACTCCCCTTTCTTAGTCTGTCAGATCCCTGAATCTCTGAATAATGATTGGTTGATAAGGCCCTACATAGGCGCCTGATATGTTGAACTCAATGTACTCGGCAGCATCTTCAGCCGTACAATCCTCGCCAACCATCGACTGCACCATCAGTGTGTGGTCATAAACAGGAACCACCCGGCGCGAATTATCGCGCCAGATGTCTGCAATACCAATCAAGCATTCTTCGAATCCGTCGATGTACAACGCATCTTCGTCAGCTAATTCAATAACTAGCTCGACTACAGGATTATCCGAATGGGTCTTCGATGTCATCAAATCCTCCCGCTTGTGGGCGGTTCTGTGGCTGCGCTGGCGCATCTCCACCGCCGGTCTTGTTGCTATCGAGTGGGTACAACTGATCGCATACGACCTCAAATCCACGACGCTTTGAACCGTCTTCAGCCTGCCATTCACGCGTGCGGATCTTACCGATGACTCCAATCTTACGTCCCTTAGCAAGGTACTTAGACGCGAAGTCAGCAGTAGCCTGGAAGGCAGTAAGGTCAATGAAGTCCGATGGTTGGTCCTTGCCACGATCGACAGCCAGGCGCATCTTAGCGATACCCTTACCGTCATTCATGGTCTTGTATTCGACATCTGCGACCAAGCGGCCGGCTAGTACTACATTATTCATTCTTCACCATCCAAAACACTTGAACTAATAACAGCAGCGAACGACTTAATAACGTCATCTGCCAACTCTAACAACACACGGTTTGGAACCTTGTATGTTGGAACCATATTTGTACTCATAGTAAGAAGCAGATTCCAGGTTGCAACCGGGCTTAGCTGCTGCAAGTTCACGGGTTGGTTGTTGGAATCTGTGTACTCCACGGAGTATTCTGCCAGACCATTGCGGTGACTGAGACGGATTGTGACTTCACTATCCCTCCCAGTCTTACAGATTGTAATCATTCGGTATCCTTTAACAGTAAAGTGTACTCACCTTACGTAAACATGATACCACACCTAGCAAGTATTACTAGAAGTTTACGCGCAGGATCCCACCGAACTGGCCAAGCTCGTTCCATTCGCGCATTTTGCGGTAAACACCATCGCCATCACGGTTAATCTCTGTCCCATCAGAAGGCTCTGGGCCAGTGTTACCTTCAATTGTCCAGACACCATTCTCAAAAGACTGAGTGACAATACCGATGTGTGCAATGCGGCATTTGGTGCGACTATAGAACAGCGCTAAGTCACCTCTGCGAGCAGGTGTGTGATCCATGGCTAACTGCGCGCGCGGGATCCATAACTCTTTAGCTTTTGCGTAACGCTCCCAATCTGGTGTGTAACCAGATCGTGGGAAATCAGTGATGTACGTTGTGTTTAACTCTGTAGCTGCGATCTTCATGCAGGCACGCACGAAAGCTGCGCAGTACGGAGATCCTGGAGTCAATGGCGGTACAGCCATCTTCTGGAATACCTCGACATCATCGCCGCGATTCTCGCCATCTTCACGTACGTGCAGATAACGCTTGGCTACTTCTACAGTCTTAAGAGCTAGTGTTCGACTCATCTGGATCCTCTTGTGAAAACACGTCTGGCCAAACTTGCCAGTCAGTAGCTGTTAGGTCTTCTAAGCTGATAATCCAATCCCAAGACTCAAAGAGAGGGAGATCAGGAGCATCAGGACTTATCGCTATGATGTTTTCCTGGGGAATACTTCTAATACATATTCCCTGGTCCAGTTCCAGCTCGAAGTCCTCATCAGAAACAAACAACCCGCTATGCAGATTCTTGCCATTGAATATGGAATATAGAAATCCATCATCCGACATTCTGTGGCAAAACCTACCAGCAATAATGTAAGGCTGGATATCTACAAAGGTCATGGTGTACGCTTACGTAGTTCCTTACCGCATGCTGCAAACAGTTGTTTGAGTTGAGACAACGACATTAGTTCAGCTTCTTTGTCTAGATCTTTACCAAGCATGAGTACAGATAACGCCGTCGATTCTTGGTCTACCAGCTTAAACTTTTTCTTCATCCATTCGACAAACATAGTCCACCTCCTGTTGGCATTCTACAACAAACAGGGACCACGTATCGCTACGTAGTCCCTGCCATTTGGTTGTTGTTGATACCGCAGCGGTTTGTTATTGTTTGTTTGCCGCGGCAATTCATTATACTCAATTGCTATCTGTAACCTGATGTCTTACGGGCAATACTCTTAGGCTGTGCGACAAATTGCTTACCTGCTTTGTTGCCAGCTGCCTTAGCTTTGTTGGTTGCGGCTTTCTCACTAGATGACAATGCACTCCAGGCTTTCTCTGGAAGGTAACGTTTCTTGCCTTCACTAGGAGATCCATCACTAGTCTTCCACTTCTGATCGCTCCATTTAGATAGGCTGTTGTCGCTAGACTTGGGTCCAACGTACCCACCACCAGACTTCTTGTACTGTTGCGTAGCCAGTTGCGCCTTACGCGCAGACCATTCTCCAGGGTCTCCGCCCTTAGTGCCAGCCTTTACACTTGCAACGATACGCTTCCACTTTGCCGGGTCCTTTTTAACTGCACTACTCATCGTTTACCTCCATCGTAATCTACACCATGGCCGGCAATTTTTATGGCATCGGTTAGACTTTGACCCTCAGAAATAACGGAACCAAGGATGCGTCCGTACTTGTCTTCTTTATGATTCTTCACACATAAGACAACTGGTTCCTTCTTATGCATCATCCATTCAATGGTGAAGTTTTTAGCAGCAACGCCTTCTGGAGTATTCTTCTCTGGACAGTTGATACCTTCGATTCGTATCTTGGTCGTGAGTACAACATTAAAGCCTAAGTCGATGCCAGCCTTGAGTGTGTCTCCGTCAACGACGGAGATATCTTTTAGAGCATATTGATACAGGGTCGTCTTCATGAAACGAGTATAGCAATTAAAAAAGACCAGTGTGGCTGACTGGTCTTTTCGTTTGCAGAGTTTGGTTTGTCGGGCAGGTCCGGATTGGCTGGAACCTTTCTATTCATTCCGTGTCTATCTTACATTAAACACGCGTTTATTTCGTGTTTATTTGCACGGTACGTACAGCGTTTTTACGTTTTAGTTGATCAAGCCCGTAACTTACATCGTATATAAGCTTTGTAAATTGCGGATTATTAATCCTGCCAACAACCTCTCTTGTACCTTCATTATCGACAATTAACTCTACGTACGGCTCGTCTGGATTCTCGGTGAAGTACTTTGAGATTACAGCGACTGCATCATACACTTGTGCGTCACCGTCATCTTTCATCACTGGTCGTGCTATAAATTTCATTCCACTACCTCCCAATCGTCGTGCAGTAATTGCGACACTCTAAGCTCGGTGGATTCTTCTCGCCACTTGGCGCCATAGCGCCTTGTTGTGATGATCGTTTTATCCAACATCTCAGCTGTCACACCAGTCATCCAGGCTGCCCTACGCATAACCCGGCCATCACGCATAGCGCTTAGGGCTTCGACTCCAGTGATGCCGCTTGCACCTCGCGGTCCTTCTGCATCTGTAATACTTTCTTCCATGTTTTACCTCTTACTATTCGCCTAGCTTGCTCGTAGCCAACCCCATAAGTACTAGCCAACTGCTTAATAGATACACCAGATGAATATTTTTCCCGTACCTCGTGAACCTGGGCATGCGTCAATACAGTCTTAGGCATTGTTTCCTCGCAATGTTGATCTAAACGCTTCGAATGCATTTGACACCTTTTCTAGGTCGCCGTCAAAGGCGCCAATGTACGACGGTGGAAATTCTCCCAAGAAGAAATACAAGACCCAATCATCGACCATTAGCGCGTCGGCTAGGTCTGCGATGTAAGGCTTGTAGCTCCTACGTCCATGTTCTATGCAGTTCATCATCTGCGGAGATATGGACCCATCCCCATCTATTCTACGTATACGACTAGCTATGTTGCGCTGTGACTTACCAATTGCAACGCGGCGTATTCGAATGTACTCATGCCCTGTCATTCTTTACCTCCCAGATCGGCGCCTTGCCCATTGGGTGCCACTTACCAAGGACCCAACACGCCTCGCAAAACGATCCAGCGTTCAACTCCATGACTTCCATCCGAACGTCATCGCCATGCATGTGCAACTCAAAAACACCTAGTAACTCGGAATACCGCAAGTATTCATTGTCTTCCCAGACGTCCATGCGAATTGGATAGCCATGCATCATCCACTCCAACGCTTTACCTATCGTGACCATATAGATCCTCCCACCGCAAGTATAGCATGCATCTGCGCGTACTACGCGATTTCATTTCCCCATGCGTCCCAGCCCGGGTACGGTCTACGCGCGAACAATTCGATCTTACTCATGCCTGGGTACAGCTGATCTATACGCTCATGCACTGCATCAGGCTTCCTGCTATGCTCCATTCTAGGCGCCATAACGACCTGTCTGACGCTCTCGTCAGACAGCTTTAAAGGCCTACCAGACTTGCAAGGGCTGCCAACCAACACTAACTCCGTCGTAGGCTTTACAACGCTAGGACGGACGCCCTGGGCGCCCACAGGGGTACCATCTTTCTTCGTCTTCACCCACACAAAGCCAACACCTCTATACGCTAAGCCCCAGCCTCGCAATAAGTCCAGCGCAGCGTCCAGACGTGGACCAGTAGCCCACATGAACACGAGACTACGCGAATGCAAGAGCTGCTTAACAGGTAACGCAAGCAGATCAGCGTCGCTCATCGTTGGGTAGAACTTAGCGGCGGCGCCCCATTTATCTTGGCTACCAGTGTACGACCACGGTGGGTCACACAATACAACGTCATACTGAACGGAAGGGAAATCCATATGCACCTCGGTACGTTATAGCATGGCTTCTACGGCGGGAGAAAGTGATTTTTACATAGACCTTCCGTAGGCGTGGGGGACGTAAGAGAAAAATAATAGGGGGGCGGGGGCTTGCCATACCCCCCTGCCACACAGGATGTGTGAGGGAGGGAGGGGAGGCATGGCACGGCGTCGCGTGCGTAGGGCGGCGCGCGGTAGTGCGCTGCTCTCTTGGAGGGCAAGGCTTTGCCCGTACGGATGCCATGCGTATGCATGGCCGCAGCGCTGCGCGGATGCGCAGTGCTGTAGCTCGCGCGGTAGCGCGATCTTTCCCAGCCGCGGATGCGGCTTGTTTGCGGTCCTGTTCAAGAGGCGGCGGAGCCGACTTGCGAACAGGATCATCCATCCCCCCAGCAAGTATGCGATACTGTTCCTGTTGGTGGTTGGAACACTTCGAAAGGGAAACTAGTATGGAAACTAAAGAGAAATTGGCCATCGCGGCCGCACTCCGTGCCTACTTTGTTAGTGTAGGTCTTATTGATTCGCATACCGATTCGCAATGTAAATCATGGCTTGCGCACGTCGAACCTTACGTGCAATCGGAAAGCCAAGGCATGGTTGAATTTGGTTATGCTGTTGTGTGTGAATTGACTGTTTACACCAATTGCTGTTGCAATGTTGAATTCAAGGAATTTGACGGCGACTGCGGCGACTGGCCATACGAAGAGCAACAATCATTCACGCTACTTCATTGGTCGCAGGACGAAGCGGAAGAATTAGCCGAATGGCTAACCAATGGTGAAGGTGTGAACCATTGGATTCTTTCGAAAGATAAAGAATAGCGTAGGAAAGGCCCGGGAAACCGGGCCGGTTTGAACGAAAGGTAATTAGAATGACTAAGAATGTAAAACAAAGTTTCGTTGCCGCGGCGCGCGAGTACTTTACAACCCGTAGAATTATCAGCCAAGGCACTAACGATAAGTGTAAAGTTGTGTCAGTTTCTGTCTATGCGGCATTTGAGAAGTCGTACAACTTGATGCCTACCGATACATACTTGATTCGGTTTGAATTAATCGTGTTCACTGATTGTAATAGTGAAGACTGCCGTAGGACGTGTGGCCACGATGATAATCAGTACAATTCCGAAGTGTACGATGTGGTGGTATTCAATCGGTTTGACGCAGACGAATTGATAGATTACGCCAAGGATAACGAAGACGACTGGACTACGGTTAATTAGTGTGGGAAAGGCCCGGGAAACCGGGCCGATAGAAAGGAAACTAGATATGAAACTGTTCAAAATTGAAGGCCTGCGGGCCGATGATTTCGCCGCCTTGGTCTTTATGGCCAGCGATGAAAAGCACGCCGAAGCGGTACGCAATTGGTGCGCAAATGCCAAGGATACTGGGCATTGGCTATCAGACAGCCCAGACACCTTGATTGACAATGCCTGCATGGCCGCTGATTTCGGAGTCGAATACAACGACTTGCAATTGATGGTCCAGCGAATTGAAGTATTGGCCGCGGCCCGTGGCGTGCTTCTTCCGCAGTATTGGCAAGTCATCTATTGATGCGCAACGGCGGCCCGGGAAACCGGGCCAAGGTTCGCGAGTTTATATGGTTTGTTATAATATTCGCTTTCGTAGTATTGGCCAGCGGCCTAAATAACAACTAAACTTCACAGCCCGGGAAACCGGGTTGTTTTTTGGGCGGCCATGGGAGCCTAGCAAGTATGCGCAGGCTCCCTATGGTGAGAGTAATACACAGTGTCACAAAGTGACGGCCTGATTATTTATGTCACAGACACACTGTTGTGGATACTAGAATCGATATCAGGCTCCACAAGATATACACACATACCTTCCGGTTCCCTTTGCATTGGCGCGTAGTGCTGCGGTAGCAGCGGTACGCCCTGCCTAGCTTTCCTCCCAGCTCTCTTTCACACAAGGCGTAGGTAGCGCGTGTGCGTCGCGGTAGCGTCCACATGCAGTGCGCGATCGTGCTTGGCTGGGCGTAGGCGCTGCCTGGGATCAGGTGTTAGCCGTAGCGCAGCAACTCCCAATTCCCTAGCCGTCTTTTCGCTGGGCAACACATACACGCAGGTAAGCGGGTGCCTCGCTGGGCTGCGCGAAGCGCCGCGGTAGCGGCGGTTGGCGTCTGCGCGGAGCGTCGCGGTAGCGGCGGTCCGACCCCGCGGTAGCGGGGTTAGCACAAAGCTACGCGGTAGCGTGGGTTTGTATCGGGTGGGGGTCTGCAATTTGCTGTGGCCTGGGTATCCCCCTGGTTGCTTCACACATAGCGTGGAGTAGGGAAGAGGTGCGCGAAGCGCCTCGTTTTTCTTCTCGGCAGCAGTGCGCCCACGCTCGCTTACCTCATTGCGTGCTGTACGTAGTTGGTGCAGATCGTATAGACACAAGCCTAAGCGTGGAAGCACGTCAGCTGCCGGGAAAATTTTTTGGGCGCTTTGGGGGGAAGGTGGCAAGCTGTGCGATTGCGCTAGGTGTGCGCGTGGCTGGCCGTTGGTTTTGACGGGCCGCGATTGTTAGCGCGTGCGGGGGTGCGGGTATGGGATCTATTCGCCGTTGGATTCGTCAATGCGCATTGTTAGTATTGATTCCATCCAGTTTCTGGCGTGTGCTGTGGCCTTTGCCGCATCTTGTCTACCTGTCGTATAATGTGCATTCGGGGCGATGCTTGCCCCGGTTGGAAAGGGTATTTAGAATGTACGATCATTTGAGCAGGCGCGAAGCGTTGCGCGT